ATCGGTAGGATTGTTCACCGTATTTTTAAGAGCCGATATGTCAAAGAACTGATAATCAAGCAGTTAGGTAAAAAAGAGTGCCTTTTTCTCTAACCCTTTACAAATATACACTTTTATATTGATATAACAAGCGTTTAGGTAATTATTTTTACTGTATAATGAAAGTTTTTTTATGGTCGTATTGATACAATTATATAGCTACATAGTATAAGCAGGAAGAAGTAAGAAGAAGAGAGCAGGAACTCGGCTTACTACTTTAGTCCTCTCTCTGTCCTGCTTACTGCCACAACATCCAAAGAAGAAGAGGACTGCATAAATATAACTTAAAAGGGTGAAACGTTTCGAGGGTCACTCTGTCAGGACTGGAGAGGGCACTATATAGACGGGGGGGTACACCAAAAACTCAAAATTTTGGGTCGCCTTTTTTGTTAGGTGGGTAGGGTATCCCCCACATATAGTCAAAATTCTAAATATAGTCAAAATCCTAAATAGTCAAAATTTTATATATAGTCAAAATTATAAGGCATTAACATTTCCTTAACACTTACCTGGGGGGTACAAAAAAACCTCCTTTTTAGGGGAGGCTTCTAGGTTTGGTTTGTGGCACCGATTAAATAAATAATGCTTTGACTGCGTACATACAAGATGTCTCTAGTTCTGTCTGGGCTAATGATATGGCTCTGGCATTTGTACCAGTCTTCATTTCTTCTAGAACATCTATTAGTTCTGCATACTTGATCTTTAAGTCTTCTACTTTCGGGTTTGCTGATGAATAGAAACTTCTTTGTACTCTTTGTTCTCCTAGGGTCATGATACGTATTTTGAAAAATTATGTGCTGCTTTTCGAGCTTGTGATTGTGTTTTGATTATTGTTGATCCTCTACTTGTAAAGGGGATTACGTCTTGGATTGATACTTCATCTTTCCAGCTATAGTCTTCATTTTCTTTCTGTAATTTAGCCTGCTTCTCTAAGAATCCAGCCCATTCCCACTCTTCGTAATCTTCTTCTATTGGTCTATACTTTTCATTAAACAGTTTATCCCCAATCTTGAACTTTTGTTTGGCCCGGTGGGAGTATCCTACAAAACTATTGTCATCTGTGCAGTATGCTACCCCTCTCAAAACGTCATCTGCTACACAGTTGTTTTTAAACATCCAGTTCAAGTCATCTATACTGCCTAGTAGGTGGCCGTCTTTATTGTAACAGTACAGGGTGTTGTATTCCCCTTTTGCTAGTAAAGATTTATCAAATCCTTTGACCGATCCGGTATCCTCTAGTATGTTTTTAGCCAGTGTTTCGCTTACATGGGCGAACATAGTCTTGGCTTTTATAAATGCCCCGAATGCATACCCGGTCTTTACCATTCTTAGTGCTAGGGACCAGCCAAATACTGTAAAGTAGTGCTTGATACAAATATCTCTACCTCTTCTTGTAGTATACCATGGTGAAGCTTTTTCTAATTTTAGGTATTTCTTACCTGTCCAAATATACTCCATTATTTTTGTGTTGCTTTTAGGTAGATTTTATTATAACTCGTGTGGATCAATTCCATGAACTGGTTATGTTGTTCTTGTATGCTAGATACTTCTAGGTTAATAAACCAAGCTACTTCTGGATCTGCTATTGTAACTAGTGTGCAAAATTCGTGTAAGAACTCTTTACCATCTGTAAATTTTAAAGTGTAGTCTTCTGAGAATCCCCACTGGCCGGTGAAAACTCCATAACCTTGTGGGTATCCTTCGCTGTTACGTCTTTTAAAGATCCTTCCTTTAGTCCAACCTAAGTCTTCGAGGGCTGCCTTGGTGCTTTGGGAGGCTACTGCTACTTCAATGTCCTCTATGTTACTACTACTTTTTTCCATTTTTTCGAGCTGGTGTTTCTTCTGTGGTAGCACTAATTTCTACTTCTGCAAACTCTGTGAACTCTTTTTCTTCTGTTACTTCTGAAGAGCCTCCCTGCATTTTTAGAGCTAGTTTGAAAGCTTGCTCGGCCTCTTCTTTTGACAGTTGTGCTTTTAGGTAAGTCGCTACATAACCTGTACTAGATTCTAGGATATGTCTTTTTTCGTTTTCTGTGTAAGTTACTTTCATTTTGTGTTTGTGTTATAGTTAAATTTTTAGTCTGTTAAAATCTTTTCTCAGAAGTATTACGTCCTTGCCTAAATTGTAATCTTTTACTTCTTGTTTGTTAAATCCTATTTTTGATAGTTTTTTTGCTATCTCATTATTCTGTACTTCTAGTTGTTCTTGTAATACGCTGATCGCTATTGGCTGTTCTCTGTTCATGTAAACCATACGGTCTATCTTGTGTGCCAGGATGTAGTCTAGACTTTCTGTTATTACTTTCTTCCCTTTAAAATCTGTCAAAAGAAATATTCCAGATGACATCACATAATCAATAAAGTACAGAGTAATATCATCTTTGCGACTATTCAGGTAATGTATCAGAACTTCTGTGCTTACTGTTTCTCCTCCCTCTGTTGTGATAAATAAATCTATCTTGTCGTGCATGGTCAAAGTATCTATCAATTCCCTTACCTCTGCTACCCCAAGTGTGTTATCAAAGTGGTATGTATACCTATTCTCCTCCATCTTCTGTAATATTTAAAGAGTCTATTGTAAGTTGGTACTCTGCTTTAGTTATTAACCCTGTTTTTCTAAGTACTTCTTCCTCTTTGTCATTTACAAAAATGATTGTTGGGATATTTCTAATTTTGTATTTTACAGACAGCCCTTCTGTGTCTTCGTCAATATTAATGTTTGTAAGGTCTACACCTTCTAACTCTTTTGATAATACCCTGCATGGGCCACACCATGGTGCCCAGAATTTAATTGCTTTTACTGCCATTTTTTTTGTATTTTTGTTTATTGCCAATGATTATTATAAGTCTCCCACCAAAAAGTCAAATCTTGTGTATTGTTGTCATAGTATTCTCCAACAAAATCTGATTTAAAAATGCTATGTATATTTTCATACATAGCTAGGGTAACTATATTGCCTTTTAGTTGAAAAGTTTTTTCTAACAAGTCAACTACTTTTGTATAATTGCCACCTCTTATTATCCCTGCCTCTACTAAAAGAACTTTTTTATTTTTGAAGTCTGGGTAATTCATAGCAAACATAGAAGCTATATTTTGCTTAACTTTGTAATTAAACTCTTGATCTGGGTAGGGTACATCTATACCAAAGCCGGAACATATTTCACCGTTATAAGATAGTTGATGTCTAATATACTGCCCTATTACAGAAGAGTAATCTGTAGAAACTGTTACTACAACAGTATTTTCAGCATTAAACCCTTTTTCTAAAAGATCCTGGACTAATTTATCTGACAATCTCAATTCATCTTCTTTACTTACTAGTAATTCTTTTCTTATCATGGTTCATATACTGCTAACATTACCCCCTTATCGCTCATTAATCTCGTAAGTCCAAACTCTTTCGCAATATGGTCTAGAACTTCGTCTAGATTTAATTGCTCAAACCATTGTTGGAACATGTGAATGTTAATTCTTATTCCAGATTTTTTAGTGTAATATTTATAGAACCACTCTAGTCGATAGTCTTTTTTCTTTACCATCTGTTTAAATTCCTCTTTCATCTTTTGTTTTTTGTTACTTGGAAGGGACTCGAACCCTTATTAAGCAGACAGACTGCCCGTGTTTCCGTTACACCACCAAGTATCCATGGTTGACTCTCATTGCCATTACAATGTTGCCTTACGATGCAATCGTCAAGTGTGCGTTCTGGCTGTCTAGATAAGGTTTCTGCCGAAGCTGTCCAAATATTATCCTGCCAGATTGAAGCCTACGAAGAAGTACGTCTTGCTGGCCAGGCAAGCCATTTTTATGGGTGCTGCCTTTAGTCCACGGTATCACAAACCTTACTGCTACCCTAATTACCGTTAGTAAAAATAAAGTAAATTCGTTTCATGAGTAATTACCAGTTGGTAGTCATCATTGTCTTCTAAAACTTCAGTAATTACCCCATTAAACATAACCTCTTTCCCGACATTGTTGTGTAATGCTATGTCACAATCGTGTGAATAGCCATGCAATATCGGTCTTGGCTCTGCTTGTACTTCCGCAAATAAATCTGGCGGTGTAGTTTTTAATATTTTTAATACAACTCTTTTGAATAACGGTCCCATACTATAATCCTCCATCTATAATTAAACATTCAGTTTGTAGGATTAAACATGCAATTGAATTTGCGTTCTCCAAGGAAACTTCTACTACTTTTGCAGAATCTATGATCCCTTTTTGTAATAAATTCTCAACTCTGCGAGTCTTAACGTTAACTCCCTTACCATACTTTGTGACCTTTGGTGCAAATTGAGATTTCTCTAATCCGGCATTAATCAAGATCTGTTCAAATGGTTTTTGGATAGCTGCTTTCATTACATTATACCCTTCTTTTTGTCCACCTTTCAATTTTCTTCTCATTTTGTAACGAGAGATAAACAATAAAGTAGATCCTCCTCCAGAAACAAAACCTCCTTCTAATGCTGACTTAACTGCACTTACTGCATCATCAATTCTATCTTTTTTCTCTTTGACTTCCATTCCGGTAACACCACCAACGGTAACTACTGCTACTGTATTCTGTAAGTTAGACAATCTTTTGTTAAGTTTTGATAAATTACCAATATCTTCTGTTTCAACGATTTGGCTTTTTATTAATTCTGTTCTTTCTATGATTGGCTGAGATTTAGAATCTTCTACAATTACAACGGTTCTAGATCTGTCTGAGATTATCTTTTTTGCAAATCCTAGTTCAATACTCTTAGAGAACTTTGGTGAGAATACTTTGGCACCAGTAAATATTGCAAGATCTTCTAAGATGTTAGTTTTGTTTTCTCCAAAATCTGGATTCATACTAACAGATACTCTTAGTGTACCTTGTAATTTGCTCTTAACCAACATGGTCATTACTCCTTCATCTACGTCTTCTGCAAAAATCAATAACGCTTTGCCCTCTGCTTGTATCTTACGAACTGTCTCGGAGATTTCTGTTACTGAACTAATCTTACCGTCAATAATCATGATGTAGGCATCTTCTAACTCTACTGTTTGTGTAGAGCTTTCTGTGATAAACATCGGCAATGACCAACCTCTATCTAATGACATACCTTCTACATAAGATACTTTGGTATCCTTGGTAACACCCTCTTGTACGTCAACTGTTCCATCAATACCGATCTTGTTATACATATCAGCAATCAATTTTCCAATTTCCTCGTCATTATTGGCTGATACGGTAGCGATCTGAAATACTTCTTGCTCTCCTACATTCTTTTTTAAAGACTTTAGTGCTGCCTTTATATCTGCTAACCCTAGTTCCATACCTTCTCTTAGATCAACATGTGAATGTCCATCACTAAGTTTTTCAAAGCCTTTATTTACAAGGTCTTGGGTAATAACCGTGGCCGTTGTGGTACCGTCACCAACTAAATCTACTGTCCTACGTGCTGATTCTTTGATAAATTTAGCACCAAGTTCTTCAAACTCATCCTCTAAATCTATACTCTCTGCCACAGTGACACCATCCTTAGTAACATGCGGCTTGAACCCCATTTTATTTCTGATGATGACTGTCTTCCCTTCGGCACCCATGGTAACTTTAACTGCATTTGCAATTGCGTTCACTCCATTTATCAATGCCTCTTTGGCTTCTATTCCTGTCTTTAACATTTTTGTTTCTTTTTAGTAATCATCTTTTTCTGCCTCGTCTAGTAATCTTTGGCTATCTTCCCATATTAGGGTGAATCTTTTTTTATCTTTCTCCCAGTCTCCAGACATTCCTGGGAACAACATTTTTAAATCTCCGCTTTCTTTAAATGCCAGGTACTGTTGTTTCACTATCTCCCTCTCCTGCATAAGCTTTTGTCATTAAGTTAATAATAAGGTCTTCAAAATCCCCTGTCTCTAATTCATGTATAGGTTTTCCAATACCAATAATAACTCTATCCTTACCTCCTGCATCATTTCTCATAACCGCATTAAAAGCTTCGTATGATTCTACATTTCCTGTTTCGGGATTAAGTGATTTTTCAGTTGAAAAGGAGAGATAAGTACATATCCCTCCTAATGCTTTCTTGGCCAGTTTTAATCTTTGTATCGCAACTGCTTCAAGTATTTCTTTATTCTTGTCCTCCATTTGCTGGGGTATTAGCAGCACTTAATGCTTCCAATTCTGCGATACTCTTAGCAACACCGGTTTCAACATTTCTTTCATGAATCTCCATGATTAATTGCTGTCCTTTTATCATATCTGGTGATAACTTTGTGTTATAGTGATACTTCACATTGGCTGGGTTAAACGTTGCCTCTCTATCGGTTACTGTAACAACTTTTCCTGCTGCAATATCTTCTTGTGAAGGATCTAATACAATCTCTGATGTTTCTCTGTTTACATATCTTAGAACCTCTGGTAGAAAGCTCTCTAATGTTGCATTGATTCCTTGTTCAACAGCATTTTTTAATTGCATAAATTCTTTTGCTGTCATCTCTACTCTCTCGTCTCCTAAGTATCCGTATTCTAATGGGTTTTTTACTTCTTCTTGCATTTGTCTATTATTGTTAGTTATTATTAAAATGGTAAATCATCATCTTCATCATCGGTAGTGCTCGGTAATTCTGGAGTTCCAAAAGCTTCCTCTGCTGTAGGGGTAGGTGTTGGTTTTGCCTCCTTAGGGGCCTCTGCTCTAGCTGATTCAGTGTTGTTATCTTCTTTTTTCCAAGTTAGTCTAGCTTCATGTTGGACAAGTAAGTCTAAAAGATATTCATCTTTTGCTTCAATAGATGCTGCCGATGGTTTTTTCTTTCCTAATTTTTCTACCCAAATAATTGGTGGAATATCTCCCGGAATCAATTCTCCTTTTTTGTTGTAGTAACTGTTTATGATATTAGATTTTAATTTCTCACCACTAACTTTTACCGAAATACCAATCCTTGAATATGGGCTGTCATCTGGCTTAAAATTGTAACCTGTAATTGTAATGTTCTGCCCTTTTTCAAGTTGAGGCAACAACTTAATCAAACTCTCTGCATAAGTATTGTCCACTTGTTTTGATTGGTCATATATGTCAATCGGTACATAGTAGATCTCTTCTCCTTCTCTGATGTTTAGGGAAATCTGTTGGCCAAATTTGCCATCGTAGATTGATACAGATTCTAGTGTTCCTGTAACACCTTCGTCAGCATACTTTCTCCAACTAACATTTCCTTTTGTTGAGGTATGTTTTACATAACCATCTTTCTCCTCTTTAGAGTATTCAAAAAATTTCCCTGAACCAAACTCTAACTGCAAATAATTTTTACTTAACGCCATTTTTACTTTTTTTAATTTTACTTTCTACTTCTTCAACTGTTTCTTTTACTGTTACTGTGAAATCTTTACCTACGTATAAGGTGCTTCCAAAATCCTCATTATCAACCATGAACTCAATTAGTTTATGCCTAATCTTGGAGTTTTTCTCATCTATTTCGTAGTCACTTTTTCTGATTTCAAAGATCTCACTTTCGAGATCTTCTTTAAAGTCTTCAGGTGGGTCTATCCCAAGCTCCTTATAAAACTCTGGAGTATTTCCTAAAGAGTCTTTCTTCTTTGGGCGAATCTTAGCTTTTTTTGTCGCCTCTATAAGCTTAGTCTTTACTGTCTCCTTTACCCTAGAGGTCACAACTGTAACGGTAATAAAATCATCCGTCACTATTTTTTCTTTTGTGTTTGTGTGTAAGTCTTGCTCCGATTTAGCTTTATGACGGGTGGCTAAAAAACCTGGTACCTTTGTTGTTACATAGGCACAATCCCCTATAACTCTAATCGTATGATCGACACCCCAATTAATACTATCTTTTTCTACTTGATCACCATTTAGGTAATACTTAATTCCTACTCTTTCGCTCATGCTTCTTTTTTAATTCTTTGCAAAGGTACAACAAATAATTGGATCTGCAAAATATTTTTTAATTTAATTGTACTCGTAGTCTAATATTTTTCCAACAATATCTGATCGGTGATTTGTTTTAAGCTTTATCCATTTGATTTCTTCAATCTTTTTAGACAACTCAATCACATAAGACAACCCATTGTATTCGTCACGAATATCCTTTTGTTCATTATCACCGTTTATGATGATCTTTCCGGTTTTACCTAGTCTAGTCAAGATAGCTAGCATCTCTGCTTTAGTAAGGTTCTGGGCCTCTTCAACAACAAGAACATCATCTACTGTCTTTCCTCTAATAAACTGCACAGGTAAGGCTTTGATCTTGCTTAGTTTAATAAGCTCTAGAATTTTAACGCTATCATAGCACTTGGCTAAGTTTTCTTGAAACGCTTCCAAGTATGGGTCAAACTTATCTTTCAAATCTCCTGGCAAAAACCCTAAAGATGCTCCTACTTCAACAGCAGCTCTTGTTACTAATATGTGTTCGCATTGTTTTTTCATCAAGAAATCTAATGCTGTTTGAGCACATATCAATGATTTACCACTACCTGCCCTGCCTGTAACAATAACAATTTGATTGTCAATTATGAGTTGCTTGGCTTCTTTTTGCTCTTCGTTTAATGTAACCTGATATTTAATCTCCGATTTCCTAACTCTATTGGGCTCTTTCATACGCTTATTTTAATTCTTTGCAAAGATACAACAATTTTTTCATTATACCTAATTTTTTAAATTACTTTTTTACCAAATCTACGAATGGATACTCCATCGTTTAAAAATCTACAATCTTCTAGTGCTCCTGAGCATATAATTTCTTTTGCTTCCTTATAAGTCAAGTCATTATCATTACCAGAGAACATCAAGATCTCTCTAAAAATATCAAACTTTGTATAGTTAGCTTTTATAAATTTATTACTAGAAACATAGCTTTTCCAATCACCCTCCTTTATGATATGTTCATAATTCTTCTTACGCTTATCTCCAAGAGCCTCTGTTTCTTTCTTTCCGAATACTCTTTTTCTTTTTGTATACACATTCTTTTTTCCTATGTACTCAAACTCCACCGTGTTGGTCCCCTTCTTACATAATTTTAATTGATAAACAAATCCCCAAACTTTGGGGAAATGTCTATGCATGTCTGTTATGCTATTAATATCGTGACCTTGGTATATCCAACCATGTACTGCCATAATTAGATATTGAAGTGTTGCCTAATCTTTAATTCAATTTCATCAGATAGTTCTGGATTATCTCTCAAAAGATCTTTTACATTACTGGCTCCTTGTCCTAATTTAGTGTCGCCATAGCTAAACCATGAACCTCCTTTTTTGATAATACCAATATCCTCACCTATAGCTAATATCTCACTAGCTTTGTCGATACCTTCTCCAAAAATAATATCAAATTTAGTAACTTGGAAAGGTGCTGCTAGCTTATTTTTGATAGTCTTCAAAGTGACATGGCTATTAACCCTGTTTCCATCTTTGTCATCATCTCCTTTAGACTTGCGAATATCAATTCTAGTTGATGCATAAAATTTGAGAGCTTCTCCTCCAGGAACTGTTTCTGGGCTACCAAACATCACTCCAATTTTCATTCTTATTTGATTTGTCCAAAGTAGTACAGTATTTGTTTTGCTAACAACTCCTGTTAGTTTTCTACAAGCTTGTGACATAAGTCTTGCGTGAAGACCCATTTTAGAATCTCCCATCTCACCTTCAATTTCTGCTTTTGGTGTAAGGGCTGCGACTGAGTCAATGACACATACTGAAATTTTTCCTGATCCAATCAAAGCTTCCGCAATCTCTAAGGCTTGTTCACCACTGTCTGGTTGTGAGATAATAACTTGTGACATATCTAATCCTAAATGTTCAGCATACTTTCTATCGAATGCATGTTCGGCATCAATAAAAGCTACTCTTTTCTCAGGATTATCTTTTTGTGCTTGTATCATTGTGTGGATACAAAGAGTTGTTTTTCCAGAACTCTCTGGTCCATAGATCTCAACCATTCTTCCTTTTCCATATCCACCGCCAGTAATAATGTCAACCCCTAGTGATCCGGTACCTTGTCGCTCAGTCTGTATAACGGTATCACCTACAATAACTGCTCCTTTACCAAATCTTTTATCCATACTTGCTAGTACATCTAACAAAGTGTCTTTTTCTTCTGCCATATTTATCTTATTATTTTTTACAAAGGTACAAATTCTTTTTTTATTATACAACTATTTAAGAAACCTTTAACATAGTTCCAATTTCAGACTTCAGCCATTTTTGATTTGGGTAGAATTTTACGTTCTCATACACCCAAACTAAATAGTTCTTATCCTCTTTATAAACATTGGCAATAGTTTTATCTTTAAACTTACCAAATGGCATCTTGCTTTCTCCTACTGTGCTAACTGTTGTGGCAATGTTTGGAGTTGGTTTCTTTATAAGATTCTTTTTCTGTGGTCTATGCTTGGCTTCTATAGGATAGTTGCTTATTAAACTTTCTCCTTTAAACAATCCCCAGCCATACCCTTCTAAAAATTCTATGGTAAATTCTTCAACTTTTCCAAATCTACTAAAATTTTCACTAAGGTCAATAACTTCAGTTTTTGTTTTATTGTCATGTATTCTAACACCTCTACCTACCATTTGATAATATAAAGCAAAAGACATTGTTGATCTACCAAGTATGATTGTATCTAGTTCTGGGTAATCAAAGCCAGTTGTCAAGATTCCTACATTTATAACTACATGTGTATCTCTATTTTTGAAAGAGTTAATTATTGTGTCCCTTTCTTTTTTTGGTGTCAATGAACTTACTGATTGTGCACCAGGTATCTTTTTACTAATTTGATCAGCTTCTTGTATTGTAGGGACAAACACCAGTATGGATTTTGATCCATTAGACAGACAGTTATTAATATTGTCTACAATCTGTGTCTGTAAATCATTTCCTTCGTAGAAACGTCTCATACTGTCTTCTGTATAATCAGAGCCTGAGGAATTAACTTCTAAAAAATCATCGTCCTGTTGGATTATTTTATAATCTATAGGTGTCCAATGGCCGTCTTCTAACATATTACCTATCTGATGTACGTATGCAATATTTGTAAAAAGCTTACCTTTAATCTTTGTTAACATCTTTAGTTCGGCACCATTCATAGAGCTAGCCAATATAAAAGGTGTTGCTGTCAAACCTAGAGTATTTTTTACTCCTAGGTCTTTTAAAAAATTACGTAATTGTGAATCTGATTTTACACCTATATGTGCTTCGTCAATAATAACTTTTACTTTTCCTAGCTTTTTTAGATTTTCTACTTCTTTTTTTATAGACCCTATTGTTGCAAAGGTCACGTGACTGATTTCTTTAATTCCGGCAGATGCAGAGTATATTGTAGCTTCTCCTCCAACATTAATAAACTTTTGATAGTTCTGTTCGAGTAATTCTTTTGATGGCTGTAATACTACTACAGGATCTGATATTTGTTTTACTATTTCTGCAATTACAATTGACTTACCTGCACCAGTTGGCAATACTAGTAGCTCTCTTCTAGAAGTAGTACTGTTTAATATCTCCACGCCTTTTAGCACTGAGTCGCTCTGGTAATTTCTTAATTTATACATATTACTGTTATCTTTTTGCAAAGGTACAAATTATATTCCATATATACAAGGGGTTAACCGTTTATTTCAGAGATAATTGCTTTTATTTTTAGGTTTTGCTGTTTTCTTGAGGCTGGTGTGGTTTTGACAGCTCTTCTATGGTGCTACTGGTGGCTAGTGGAAGAACACCCCCCTCCCCCTCTTACTAATTAAAGTAAAAGAAGAAGGAGAACCAGTTGCGGAAAAACACCGAATCCAAAGACCAACTGTAGATTTTTTGTTTTGTTACTGAAAGACCTATTGCTTATTCGTCAATATTATTTACTTAATTAACTACTTGCGTAACGTTGGCTGAAATCATAAAACAGCCATGCTCTGGCGGTCTTCATTACAAAAGTAATGCCCTCTTCCATTTAGCTTAGGTTTTTACACCGCAACGTGAACCTTTTCAGGTAGCCTCACGCTATTATATTATTTAAGTCTGCAAAATTACAACAAATATATTACTTATGCAAGACATTTGTAATTTATTTTTGCAAATTTACAAATAAAAATAATATTATCCAAATTAGTTAATTATTTATTTAACATTTTTGGTTTAGTTAAATATAATTTGTATCTTTGCACAAATAATAAAACCATATAATAATGTCAACAAAAGATTTTACATATTCCGATTTTCAGGAATTAACATACGAAGAATTCTACGATCTAGTCTGGGAAGATATTTCGGAGAAAGTTATTTCAACATCTTATCTAGATGCAAACGATGATTACATCAGTAATCTAACTTTTGATTTGTACAGGCTGTACCAAATGAATAGTCCAATGACAATCAGAATAATAGCAAGAATGCTAGAATCTTTCTTTTTTAATACATTCAGATTCCAGCCTATGATAAAGAATATAAAAGAGATAAAAGACTTCTAGTTAAATAATTGTTAATTATGTTGTAGTATTCAAATATTATTTATATCTTTGCAAAAAAAATATAGATAGTGAATTTTCCAACATTAAGAAGCAAGTATAAAAACGAGATTGATATAATTGACAAGATACTAAGAGTTTACTCAATATCACAAGATAAACCACTTAGAAATTTTGAAAGATTGATCTTAATTTACTATATAAGAAATGGATATAGTAAGGACACAAAAGAGTTTATAAAAGAAGATACTGATAAAAAAGATGGAGACATCCGAGTAGCAGATGTCCATTTGAGGGAAAAAGGTTACTTAGTAACACATCCAAATAATCAAAGGATGAGCAAATTATCCCAAGATATGAATAGTATTAGAGAGAGTTTCATAACAAATAAAAAAGAAATTTATGTCCTACTCTTCCAAAAAGAAACCTAAGACAATATATTTCACAGAGGATATTATCGAAATATTAGCAGCCAAAACAGGTAAAGATAAAGCACTTTTGGCTGATATTATAAAACAAAACAATAGTTATATTAAATCATCAGTATTAAAAAATAGTGATATTGTTGTTATAAATTTTCCTAATTTTGGGAAGATGTTATTTAACTATTACCTTGGAAGATGTCAGGCAGCTAGAAGTAATAGTGTTGATAAGATTGGATTTATAAGAAGTAAATTAAACTACCTTCTTAGTATAGCCAACAAAGAAGGAAAGAATAGCTTAAAAAACTTTAATAGACCAATGGTAAGTACTCTTACATACAGTTTATTTGGAGAAGCTCCCAGGAATATCCTAACATCTTTTTACAAAAATTGGAAAATATTAGAACAAAAACATAACGAAGATCATGAGAAATATTTTTAAGATTGCATACCTTGCAATAAAAAGCAGAGCAGAGCACAACGGTAATCTAACAGAGCAGCAAAAAAAGAGACTAAGTGTATGTAAAGAATGCCCACTAAATTCAGATAACAAAGATCAACTAACATTACTGGATACTTTTAAAATAAGGATTAATAAGATTTTGAACTTTTTTATGAGAGTTAGTGTTACTGATGATTCTATATGTACATCATGCGGATGTAATCTAGTATTCAAAAGCTCCCAACAAGATCCAGAAAATATGTGCCCACTAGATAAATGGAATAATTTAAACTAATAAAAATGCAAATTACAAGCAGTAAAAATCTACAAGAAGTAGTAAAAAACGAAGTATATAATATTGACTTCGGAACAATAAAAAAAGGATCGGATACAGAAGTAGTAATTAACTTTCAGGACGTAAACCATGCGGCAGTATCTAAATCATGTGGATGCACAATGCCAACAGTTGAACTTTTACCACAAGGTGGGTTTAACTTAAAAATTGTGTATGATAACAAAAAAATTGGTGTTATAAACCAACATGTCATAGAAAAAGTAATAACTACAGAAAACAAACAATTAACAATCACCTTTAATTTAAGAGGTACAATACTAGCGTAGATGAATTTTAAAAACAATGCAATTAGAGAGTTACAAGGATTCTCAAAAGAGTTTCCAAACTACACATTAGGTGAACTTTTATACAGTGCACTAAGACTAACTGATGCAAAAACAATATCTGATTTGTTGACACTATCAGATGAAGAGATATTCTCTGCTATAGAAAAAACAACAGAACAAGAAAAAGAAAACTAATGGAAAATCTAAAACAAAAGATTAATTCTTTATACAAAGAGTACAAAGAATTTGACGAGATTGTAAAAGAGAAAAATAAAGCAGTCACAGAAAAAAAATCTACTGTTAAAGAAATGGTAGAGGGTAAATCTGTAGAAGAAGTACAAGATGTATTGGTCCACTTATATGTAGACACTTTGCTATATAATAAAGATTTACAAATATTATTCTTTAAGTTAGTTTCAAATATAGAGACTTACCTTGAGTTCTCAAAAGACGATTTAGATAAAGAGGTTAGCGACTTCTACCAAAGTATGAAAACCTGGGCCCCAAAAAGAGTCTTTATGGTAGAGAAGGGGCAAATTGTAGAAACAGAAGTTGGGCTACAAGAAAAATCAAGAAAGGAGTTTTTAGAAAGCGACTTCTTCAAAGGCTTTCTTGACAAAATGAAAAACTAATGTCAGACTATATTGATAGTTTTATAAAGAGTCACAAAGAGTATTTTAAAAGGAACAAAAAAGTAATTGAAAGCAACTTCTGGAATGACAACAAAAAGTACGAATCTGGTATGCAAAGTTTTGCAGAACAAGTACTATCATTACAAGAAGTTGATCTAGATAACAAAGAGAGAGAATTAAAAAATCTTGAAAAAGAAATAAGATCTTTCAATGAAACTTCCAAAAAAACCAAAGAGGCTTTATTTAAACAGGAAAACGAGCTTACCATGTCTATACTTGGTAGGCTTTCTGTGTTCATACTAGAATCAGATAGTGATAGAGGGTTAGAAAAGAGGCAAGAATTTATAAATGAAACCGTAGAGATAATTGACCTCCATATAAAAAAGTGTGATGAATACTTAAAGTATAATATGGATGCCTTAACACAAGAAGCTGAGACACAAGAAGAAGTAGAGTACAAATCTTATGAGATTGTATTCCAAGATTTAGTGTTTAATGAAAAAATAAAAATACAGGAGAGATTATCAAAACTAAATATTACAAATGAACTAGATAGTGCCAATATAAAATTCTTCAACGATAAAAAGGCATCTCTAATTATGAGAGAACCTCTAGCATTAATAAGAGAAGATGTAAAAGAGATTATAGATAGGGTACCTGTTGATTGGTCATTGAGGACATCAAAAGAGATGTTTGTAAATATGAATCCAAGAGATATTCCAAAATGGAATCCAAATAAACACTTCTTTGATCAAGATCCAGTGGCAATACAATTTTGGTCAGAAGAGATCAATAAGATAAAAAATGGTATAAATATTAATGGTTACAATATGCATCCATGGTTGTATTTTCACCTAAACTTTTTCAGAACACCTATCATACAAACTGATGGCAGTGAGCCAAATATTCAACCAGACTTACGAGATAATGAATGGTTCTTTGCTGAGAACTTAATGCTATCTGTAAATACTGAAAATCCAAACTTCTATTCAAAAGCCTTACTTATGTATGGAACTAGACGTTTTGGTAAATCGGTAATGCTTGCATCGTTAGCACACTGGAGAACAATCACTAAATTTAACTCATTTGGGTCAGTAATTGGAGGAAGCTCTTCTGATATAAATGCATTGACGAGTAAGATTAAAACTTCAATGACTTATATTGATAGGCCGTTACAGATTGATATTTTAAAACAAGAATGGGATAATGGAGAAACAACCTTTGGAATAAAGGAAGATGCATCAAATCCTATTATCTTTTCTACACTTATCGTACAGAATCTTGAATCAGGAGCCAAATCTAAAACACAGAAGACAGCTGGTTTAGCACCATCTGTTTCAATATACGATGAGATAGGTAAGTACGCATTTTTAAAACCATACCTTGCTGCACTTCCATCATTCAAAACACCTTATGGATTTAAGTGTGTTACAGTATTGGCAGGAACCGGTGGAGAAGCAGATTTATCAAAAGATGCAATTGATGTACTATCAAACCCTGAAGCCTATGATTTACTACCAATGAATTGGGATCTATTAGAAAATAGAATTGATCCAGATCACATTACTTGGAAGAGAAGAAAATTTGCAACATTCTTTCCAGGACAAATGGCATACGAAGTTGGATTTATAAAACAAAAGAAAGCTTTCTCTAGATTTTTAAATTTAGACGATGCCGATGAGTTGGATAAAATAACTATACACACAACAGACTGGGAAAATAATACAAAGATGTTGAAGGAAGTTGTAGAGAATGCCAAGAAGATAGGAGGCTCAAAAGGACAGCTATTAGAGCAACAAAAAAGAGTACAGTATCCACTTGATCCTGAAGATTGTTTTATGTCATCAGAAGACAACCCATTCCCAGCACTAGAAGCAAAGAGACACAGAGATTATTTAATAGAATCAGGAGAGGTTGGAAAGAGTGTTACATTGATGCAAGATAGTAACGGTAGAATTTTCTATGAACTCAACAATAAACCTTTAGCAGAGTACCCACACCCAGGAGGGTTCGTAGATGCACCTATTGTACTATATGAAGAATTACCAGGAGAAAAACCAGTAGAGTATTTGTATGTAGGAGGATTTGATGATTATAAGCAAGAAGAATCAGGAACCGATTCTGTTGGATCATTTCACATATATAAAGTTAATATAGGGATGGATAAATGGTGCGGAAGAATAGTAGCATCAATAGCATCAAGGCCGGACCCACACAATAAGTTATACAGACAAATTTTTCTAATGATGCAAGCATTTAATGCTAAGGTATTTATGGAGAATGCCGATATGGGCTTTAAAGAGTATTTAGATAGGAAAAGAGGCACTGATTTATGGTTAGTGGAATCTATGGACTTTAAGTCAGATATGACTCAGAGATCGCAAGGAAAGAGACGATACGGATGGGCACCAACCCCAGAGAATATTAGATTTTTATTTGGGTTATTAAAAAACTATGCTAGACAAGAGTTTATCATAAAAGATGAGGACGGAAATGAAAAGACTATACTGGGAGTTCAGATGATAAATGACATTGGACTACTTGACGAGATGATCTCATTCAAGAAAGACAATAACGTTGATAGAATGACTTCTTTTATGTCATGTCTTGGGTATGAGTTTTATCTGTTCAACAACTATATGTTACCAACAGCTATAAATAGGAAGCCAAAAATAGATGAGAACCAAAAGAAAAAACCTACAAGAAGTATGGCAGAAAGACTTTATGGTTCATCAAGTACATCTAGAAAACATTACTAATTTTTAACGAATTTGGCAGGTATAAATAAAATCAGTATCTTTGCTGTTTTAAAAACAAAATATGGACGGTCATAATTTACATAGTTACTATAACGGAGTAGGGACATCTGTTTCAACAACACACTCGCTACCAACACAAACCGTAAAGGATTCTATAAAAGAGAAGCCTGAATGGAAAAAAAAGTGTATGGATGCCCTAGAATCAATAGGTATATCCCAACTAGCAGAGAATATTAAATTTAGAGATTTGTATAAGATGTTGGAAGGTAGATTAGTTTATTCAGACTATGAACCAGACAACCAAGTTCTAAATAGAGTAAGAGAATTAGGAGATGAAGTAGGAATACCTACTTTCGTAAAACACTATGATTTTATTGGCATCATAACAAGACAACTTGTAGGGGAGTGGTTAGAGCAGAAAGACGATTTTAAAGTTGACTGTATAGATGACATCTCACAAAATGAATATATAAGAGAACGTACAAAAAAAGTACAGCAGTACGCCATGGATACTTTTAGTAAAGAACTAGAGCTATCCCTAATGCAATCTGGAGTAGATACAAAAAAACAAGATTTCAAATCTGAAGAAGAACGTCAACAATATATGCAAATGATCGAAGCTGAAAAAGCCAAGATAATATCACCTGCACAGATTGAAAAAGAGATGAAAGATTGGAAGACTAAGGCAGCGGAATGGGCCGAACATACCATTGAAAAAGACCAACAAAGATTCTATATGGACAAGTTGGATAAACAAGAAATGGAAGACTATGTTCTTACAGGAAGATACTTTAGACACTACTATATTGGCTACGATCATTATAAACCAGAAAGATGGTCTCCATTGGAAACTTTTTTCTCAAGAGATGTTATTGCAGAGTATCCGCAAGATGGAGAGTATGCAGGTAGAGTTTTCTACATAGCACCATCAGACATTATCAAAAGATACGCACATCTATTAACACCAGATGAAGTAAAGAAGATCAATACAAACTATGGAACGATAGGAAATGCCGGAGCTACCTCTGCAGTACATAACTGGAAGCAAGAGATGGATAATGGTATGTTCGGACAAGTTCAGACTATACCATTTCATAATTACTACAACTACGATTTAGGTTTACAGATACAAGATGCCTTGGATATACCAATGGGAGAAGTATTAGTAGACACACCAAACGGGCAAGAGAGAGTACCTAACTGGTTGAGCCCAATGCAAAATCAGAACCACTTAGGGTACAAGTATAGTGGATACCAAAGAGATGACATTACAGTAAGAAAAGATTTACTACAAGTAACAGAAGGTTATTGGAGAAGCTGGAAAAGAATGTGGTTTCTAAATTACACTACAGAACAGGGATATGAAGACACAGCAATAGTAACAGATGATATTCTACCGGAATTTATCAAAGACAATAACATAAAAAAAGTAAGTACAAAAGCCTTAACAGACATACAAAAAAATCTTGAAAAAGACACAATGTATGAGTTTTTTGCTCCAGAAATCTGGAAAGGTATTAAAATAAATGCCGGTAACTCATTCTTGACAGAAAATTTATATCTAGGAGTAGAGCCATTACCTTACCAAATTAGAGGAGAGTCTAATATCTTTGATGTAAAGATACCAATATCCGGAGTAATATCTAATTCAATAGCACAAAAATTAAGACCATATCAAGTAGGATATAACATTTGCTTAAATCAAATATTTAACTTACTAGAAAAAGAAATTGGTATGTTCTTCTTATTTGATATTAATTTCTTGCCATCTGAATACAAAGACTATGGTACAATTGAAGAGTCTCTTGAAAAACTGAGAGATCACGCAAAAGATATTGGACTAGTACCATTAGATACCACAAAACAAAACATGGGTGGAGCAAATCCACAGATGAATACTTTTATGGTGCAAGACATCTCTTTTGATAAACAAATCAGAAGTAGAATGGAACTTTCAGAGTATTACATGAAGAAAGCCCTGGAACAGATTGGTATTACACCACAGAGAATTGGACAGCCAAGCGTATACGAAACAGCAACAGGAGTAAAACAAGGTACAGAAGCTTCTTACATGCAGACAGCAGATATTTTCAATACTATGTCTGTAGCAAGAAGAAAGTCAATGGAACTGCACCTAGCAGTTGCACAGTACTGCCAAAAGGAATACTTGGATGTAGACTTTGTATTTTCAAATTCAGATGGAGATAAGAGTTTTATTAATCTATCTGACCCAGATTTCCCACTAAGAAGACTTGGTGTATTCCCAATAAATGATCCTAAAAAACGTAGAGAATTAGAAACGATGAAACAAGCGTTACTAAACATGAATACATTAGGAAGTGACTTACTTGATTATGCAGAGTTATTCTCAGCTGATACAGTAACAGAATTAGTTACTATTGGTAGAAGAGGCCGAGCAGAGAAACAAAAAGAAACAGATGCTCAAAGAGCACACGAACAAGAACTTGCAGACAAACAGATACAAGGAGCAGCAGCTGAAAAAGATAAAGACAGAGCTTGGGAAGCAGACCAAAACCAAAAGGATAGGGAAGCTAGAATTATGCAAGAAGAAATACAAGCACAAGGACGAGCTGCAGATAAGGATGCTAATAAGGCTTCCTTTGACAATATCAGCAAGCAAGCTGACATGGCACTAAAAGAATTAAAAACAAATAGCGATATAGAGCTTGGACAAAAGAAGCTAGAAATACAAAAAGACCAAGACAATATTAAACTAAACTCTATGAGTAAAGACTTAGAGCTAAAATTAAAAGAGCTAGATCATAAAGATAGAAAACTATCAAATGATAGATATATTGCTGAGATTAACAAAAATTAAACATTAACAGATTACATTAAAAATAATTTAACAACAGAAACCAAGAGAATGCAGACTTTTAACTAATTTTGCATTCTTAAAAAAGTTTACTAATTTTGCACCGAAAATGAAAACAGAACAAAACCAACAGGAGTTATCATTTGACGAGTTATTGGAATTCAATAACTTTTCTTTAGAAGATGATGGACAAAAAAAAGAAGATCCAGAAGTAGTTATAACAACTAACGAAGAGGATGATGAAGAAGAGGATAAGGCAAAAGATCTAGGAGCCACTCCAAACTTAGAAAAGAATAAAAGTAAAGAGGAACCAAAAGAGGTTGAAACAAAAATATCATTTGATAACGGAGATTCAACTTACCTAGGTATAATCAAAGAAAAACTAGAATCTGGAGAATGGGAAGATATGCTTGTCGAAACAGAAGATGGTAAAGAAGTAAAACTTTCTGAACTAGATTCAATTGATAAAGAGACATACAAAACTTTAGAAAAAGAAATTAAGACACAACAAGAGGTTGAGTTTAAAGAGAAATATGTATCAGTAGATGGTTTAGACGAAGTAAAAAAACGACTAATCAATATTGTTAAAGAAGGGGATCTAGAATTAGCGAAAGCATTATTCCAAAACCCAGAAGCACTACAAGTACCATTCCAAGGATACGATGTAGATGATGATGCTCACAACGAACAAGTACTTGCTTGGTATTATCAAAACGCATTAGGACACAGCCCTAAAGAATCCGCAGCCTTAGTTAGAGCAGCAAAAGAAGATTTAAGCGTTGATGTAAAAGCTCAGAAGATTGTAGAATATCAAAGAAATCAATTCTACGATAATCTAAAAAATAGAGAAAAAGAAATACTTGCAGAGAAAGCTGGAGAGCAAGAAAGAATAAAAGACTACAGAAAAACACTTGCAGCAGAATTTAAGCAAGATGGATTGACAGAAAATTTATCCAAAAAATTTGTAGATGTGGCCACAAAGCTTAATAAGAGTGGTGACTTTGAGATTGATACTATCTATGATGAATGGATGAGTGATCCAAAGAAGGCAAAAGACCTGTTATACTTTATGTTAGATAAAGAAAACTACCTTAAAAAAGCAACCGCATCAACAAAAAAAGACGTACACTTAGATACCCTAAAAAGAATTAAGATCGTACAAGATACAACAAGAGTAGACAAACAGAAGAAAGAGGATACATCTCCTATCACTCCGTTTGAAACATTGAATTTCGACTAATAAAAACAATAAATTAAATTAATTAAAAAATGGTAACAAATCAGAACATTCCTTTCATTGTGAACGGAGACCAAGTAATAATGTTCACCGACAAGAAGACAGTATCTTCTATCAATGGTGCACAGGACTTACCATCTTTGTACTCATGGTATAAAGAAGACCCAAATAAACATCACTTAGGTTTGATGAATTTATGGGGAAAACAAGCTGTAAGAAGCTACGGTATTCTTAGAGAATTATTGCAAAACAAAGCTATCCTAGAAGTAAACGGTTGGGACGGTGGTTTTACCTATGATATTCCAGTAGAGGAGTACAAAGGTTGCTACACAACTCGTGACACATCTAGCCAAGCTTATCCAGGTGTTGATGGTGGTACATTTAAAATTGTATTAAACAAAGCCTACACAACAGGAGATGTTTTGACAAACAACAAGTATTACGGACAACAAATTATTGTATCTGGTGAATCTCCAGTTGTAGCAGTAGGTGAAGGTTGGGAACACACAGTTAAATTGGCAGATAATGACAAAAATACTTGGTACCTTGCTTCAAACTTAGCAAAAGGGATCCAGTACTTTAAAGTTGGTCATGCAATCTTAGGAGAAAGAGGAACTAACTTCTCTCACTTTGATATGCCAGACACAGTTGGTACAATGAGATGTGAATTCCGTTTAGGTTCTGCATCAGGGGTTGAAGCATACATCACAGGTATGGCTGATTCAAAATCTTTTTCTGGAGCAGATGCTCAATCAAAAGGATATTTGGACAAACTTCAATCAGAGTTTGAAGGAAATGAGTATGCTATCTTAGCTAATATGACTGTTAAGAATGGTAAGAAAATGCCAGACTTGAAAACAGCTAGAATTGGAGCTACTATGGAGTTCTTGACAATGAGAGAATTAGAGCGTTTAACTGCTCAAAAACTTTTGTTCCAACGTGCTGCTACAGTTCGTGATTCAAACGGTGTTGCTAGATTAAACGAAGGTTTATGGCACCAATTGCGTAGAGGTAAACTTGTAAAATATGGTCGTCCAGGTGGAATCACCCGTGATCACTTAAAAGAGTCTGCTGAATACGTATTCCGTGTTAACCCATTCAAACAAGATGTTGAAAGACGTTTGAAATTCAAATGTGGTAAATACGCTTATGCAAATGTTTTATCAATCTTCTCTGATGAAGTGAACGCACAAAATGCTTCATTGAACAACTTCCTAGGAAATGATAGAACAATCCCAAACCCAGTACGTGGTAATGACCCATTCAACTTAGAGTATGTACCAATTCGTTTTACTAAAGTATTTATTCCAGGTATTGGAAATATTGAAGTAGAAGAAGATACATCACTAAACATGATGGAAGGTGTTGACCGTTTAGCAGGTGGTTTCCACCCAGAAAACTTGTCACCAACTGCTTACTCAATGGTAATCTGGGATGTAGATGATCAACAATACTCTAACAACAAAGCTTTACCAAAAGGTGCAACTTTAGTTGAAGGAGGAAACTCTGGAGCTAACATCTATTTAGTAAAACCACAAGGTGAGATGACTTACTGGGGTACTACTAATGGTCGTTATGACTACAGAAAAGCAGGAGATATTATGTCTTCAATGAAACAAATCGGACAAGAGTTCTGGGCGTTTAACATTGCAGATATTCACGTTAGAGATTTAACTCGTTTCGTAATGATTGAATTAGACGAAGCAGCGAGAAAAGGATTTAACTAATAATTGTTAAAAATAGCTTACCCCATCTTAATCGGTGGGGTAGGATATTTAACATATTTGGTTTTACCAAAAACAATTTGTAATTTTGCACACTGGAATTAAACCAACAAGATTCCGCAAAATTATATTACAATCCCAACAACAGAGAAAGAAGAGCGTTAACCAAAACAACAAAACATGGCAATAGCTAAAAAAATTACACCAAAAGATGAGAGCAGAGTCATTTTAAAGATCTATGATTTTGAAATAAAAAAAGATACTCTCTACGAGATAAAAGAAAAATTAGACACTTCAGCACCAGAAGGTTTTAAAGAGTTTAATACAACAAAAGTTTTAAGTGATATGGTGGTAGACACGTTCCCTGGAGCAATCTACGATGAAGATAGAGGACTTTGGGATACGGGATTATACCCAACATCAAACGCTTTAATTAGAGCAATTACTGACCCAGATGCTAGATCATTAGCACTAACCTCACTAAGGAAAAACATCGTTTTACCTTTAGAGGAAGAAAAAGGAGAGAATATATTAGATCACACACCAAAGAATAATCTTTTTTGGGATAAATTCAGAATTGAATGTCATAGAGGGAAACTATTTGACACATCAAAAACAGAAGATCTATTAAGACTTTTCCTATTACTACTACACAAAAGGGTTACACCTAAAGAAATGGAATCTCATCCAGAATTTAAGCAGCCAATTTCAATGTACTGTATTGTTGACAAAGACAGCTCAGTAAGCAGAGAAGCCGAAAAAGAAATGAGAAAAGCAAAAGCATCAGCATTGTTCTACAACTTATTGAATACAGATAAATCTGGACTATTACAAGTACTAGATTATTTAGGGATCAGTGCAGCAAGTTCATCAGATGATGCAGTACTATACACAGTTTTTGGTAACTTCATGAGTTCAAAAGAGGATAAATTCCAGAACGATAAGTTATTTATTGATACAGTAGATAAGTTCCAAACAGAGGAAGGTGCAGAAGAAATCTATATACATTCTAAACTGAAAGAGCTTTATGTAAGAGGTAAAGTTAAGTACAAAAAAGGAGAGATCTGGATGGATGATGTCTTTGTAGAAAGTGGCTGGAAAAATGCTGCTAGAAAAGTAAAAGAAGACCAAGAGATGAAGCAAATATTTGCCACTCTTATAGAATAGAAACTTACTAATGGGGGAAATAAAAACTCCCCCTTATTAAAATAAAGTATGACTACAGAACAAGCTTTTATAAAATTCCAAATCAAAATAAACGAAACCTTTGAGAGTTCAAAGATAGGAATAGATAGGGGTAGATTTATAGTAATATTTAATGAAGCACAAAATAAAATGATTGAGTTTGTGCTCAATAAAAAAGGTACAGATGATTATGTATACATCCAAAATATACTAGTACCAAACAAAAAGATTATAAGAGAGGCATCAACCGACTACGCAGATGTCTTTAAAATACCACAAGATTTTTTTAGTTTTTCTTCTGTTTATTCTAAAGCATCAAATAAAAACTGCAGCGGTATTAAAATAAACCTCTTCGATATAAAAGATGACAATAAAACAGAAATTCTACAAGATGAATTCAACAAACCATCCTTTATAGCAAGAGAAGCACCTTTCTCAATGGCAGCAGATAATATCTATGCATATAAAGAGAACTTCACACACGATAACCTATATCTTACTTACTACAGATACCCAGTACAAATAAGACTAACGATTGAAGATGATCCGGAAAGTGAATTCGACAGTACAGTGAACCCAGAGTTTGATGATTTATTTACAGATAGAATTATATCAATGGCATCTAGTGAGTTTGAAGTAAATGTAGAAAATCCCAAATACCAGATTGATAGATTAAGAGCAACACAAGAATTATAAAAATTAAAATAAATAATAACTAAAATTAAGATTAAAAATGGCATCACACGCACCACAAACATTAGCATTTGTTACCAACGAAGGTTCGGTAATGACTGCAGGCTCGTCTACTAGACTAGCTAAAGGTCAGTTGGGTATTGTAGATAAAGGAGCTCCAGCAACCGCTTTAGGTATGGCAGTAACCAGTACTATCGCAACACCGGCAGCAGACAGAAACAGATTATACGAACTAAGATTAGGTATCGCACCTTTAACACCAACTCGTTCTCAATCAAACAAAGCTTACTCTACAGTACCTTTCAAGATTTCTGAGATTGTTGATATTAAAGTTAACGCACCTAAAATGGGAGTATCTGTTGACGAATTTATCATCGGATACGATGGTATTAATGCTAGTTCTGCATTAGTAATGGCTAATGGAGATAATGAGGTAATTGATATTACTTTAGCTGGAGAAGCTATTGGAATGTTAGGGTACCCAGAAGCAAAAGTTACAGTAAAACTTTATCTTGAAGCACCAAACACAGGTACATTTACAATGCACCAAATTGTTGAAGAAGGAGTAAAACGTTTACAAAATGTAACTCTAGTAGGAGGAGTATCAATCTTAAACTACATCGACATCACTCCAGTAAACAGTGAAAACGCTTCACTAGCAGCTTTACAATTGAATGATGTACCAAGTACTTTTTACAGACTTACAGTAAAAGATAATGGAAACAACTCTGCACTAGGATTAGTACAAGCACAGTATCCAACATTGAATGTAAAAAGAGAATCTTACTTACCAGGAACAGCAGCTTCAGGAACTTCTGTGTATGTTATCATCAATGGAGGAGGAGCTCCAGCAGCTTACTCATTAGCAGTAGCAGCTTTAGCAGATGCTAACTGTGATGGTATTCCAGAAATTACAGCAACTAGCTCAACAATTGCTTGGGTTGCAGGAACAACATGTTCTGCAATACAAAAAACTTACACATTACAATTGAAAGATGACGAATGTGGTAGTAATAAATTAGCAGCAGTAAAAGCAGCTTACCCAGAATTGAATATCTTAGTTGATACCGCAAGCGAAAACTGGACACAATCAGTTACAGCTACAGTAGGTGCTTCAGGTTTCTTCAGTATCGCTGTAGGTGGAGTAACTTACACACAAGCTTATGCAACAAGTATGGCAGCTACAGTAACAGCATGGTTCTCTGCAAATGCAGCAGCAATCTTAGCAGCAACAGGAGCCGTAGTAACAAACCCAAGCTCAGGTGTTATTTTATTTACAGATTTAGCTGAAGGATTTGCACCAGTAGCTTTAGGAGCGGCAAATACTTTTACAGCAACTGTAGGAGCATTGACAAACACTGGAACAGCTACAACAGGAGCATGTCAAACAGTGTATAGAGCAGAAGTTACTTCAAACGTAGTATGTGAAGAATGTTCTCCATTATTGAGAGACTTGTTTGTAACAGAAGCACCAGCATCATTCGGTGGAATTCACTGGGTAGCAAAACCTACAACTTATAGCGGAACAGCAAAAATGGGTATCCATTTGAAAGGTAAAGTAAATATCTTAGCAGGTTCAGAAGAATACAGAGACGAATTACCATTCGTTTATAGCTCAACTAGATTATCTATTGCGAATCAAGCTCCAGGACTAGTTTCTGAATCATTCAAAATGGGATCTAACGGTAGATTCAGAGTAAAATTACTTTCTATCGCTACAGAGCCAGAAGCAGTAGGAGCACAATTTTATGACTTAGAAGAGCGTACTAGAGTATACTTTGAAAATCGTCAGAGATTGTCAGGAAACAACTTCGGTAAATTGGTATTAGGACAAGAGTCACACTTGAAACCTCTTGCTCAATATGTTGATTATGTTGTTAGAGTTAGAACAAACAGATTTGCACAATCTTTCTCAGGAGAAGTAGTTGAAAACTTCGACTACCACTTCTTAGCAGAAGTTGGAAAGCATGCAGCTGTACAAACGCAAATTAACTTGTTAGCTACAGCAGCAGGACTTGCAACAGTATCTGCAGGATTCTAAGAATAGAAATTTAAAAGGAGGAGCAAAACACTCCTCCTTTTTTTATCTCATACCTAACCTTAAAATAAATGAAGACTTACATCGTATACTTTTTAACAACCCTTCTATTATTTTTTGCACCAATACAAGGACTGATAATTTCAGTAGGAACAGCAATAGCATTAGATACAATTTTTGGTATTTCAAAAGCGATAAAATTAGGTGAAAAGATAACTTCTAGAAAATTGAGCAATATAGTCTCAAAGTTTGTATTATACCAAGCAGCAGTACTATTAATATTCACTATTGATAATTACTTATTAGGAGAATTTTTTAAAATATGGTTTTCAATACCATTTCTTTTTACAAAAACGGTAACAATAATATTAATTTTTATTGAATCAGTTAGCATAAAGGAAAATTTTGAAGAAGCTTTTAATGTAGACGTTTTTAAAATGTTAAAAAAGTTTTTACAAAGAAGTAAAGAAATAAAAGACGATATAGATGTCTTAAAATAATATGACTACACAACAAATAACTAAAAAATACGGAGTACCAAACGAAACTGGCAAAGGGTATTTAGTAACAATACCACTACCTTTTCCAATGAGATTAGCTTGGGAAATAAGTACAGAAGTAAATAAAATAAGTTGCCATAAAGATATAGCAACTAGATTATCCAGTGTACTAAAAGACATATTGGCCCACTATGGCAAAGACAAAATAAAAGAACTTGGGATAGATCTTTTTGGAGGATGCTTTAATTATAGAAAAATGAGAGGTGGAACCTCATGGTCAATGCACTCTTGGGGAATAGCTATAGATTTAGATCCAGCTAGGAACACACTAAAAGAAACATCAAAGACAGCAAGATTTGCTAGACCTGAATATAAGCCAATGATTGATATATTTTACAAACACGGTTTTGAATCTCTTGGTAGAGAAAAAGATTATGATTGGATGCACTTTCAAATTAAAAACTAATGATAATTTTTAACATAATAGAATTTTTTAAGAAGCAATGGTTTAGTTTATTACTAATACTTTTATTCATAGCAACTACACTAATCTACCAAAATGATAGAAATAAACTAGTAGAAGAATCTAAAAAATTAGAAATCGAGATAACTAAACTAAATAAAAAAAGCTACGAAAATAGTAAAATAATAGACAGTTTAAAAAATCAAGATGCTAAAATAGTAGACAGAATTAAAATAATAAGAAAAACAGAATATGAAAAGATTATTGTTATTGATAGCATGTCTATTACTAAGCTACAACACTTTTTCACAGACCGCTACTCAGATAAAAAATAAAGTAATAATACTTACTGAAAAAGAAGCAAGACTAGCAGCAATAGAATTAGTAAAATACGACTCTTGCAACCTTGTAGTAAAAGAACAAGAATCTAGAATAGAAAATTTTAAAAAAATAACAGATAAATTAGAATATCAAGTATCTATAAAAGATAGCATAATATTACAACAATCTAAGTTCATAGATACACAGAATAAATTACTAGATAAGCCAAAAAAGATTGAGATACATAGCTACTTTGGTATTAGAACAAATGAACTAAGACAAGCACAACCTTCCGTATTTACTAACGTATTAGCAGAGTACCAAAAATGGAGCCTTGGAGCCACTTATTTAATAAGAACTGATGCAAGGCATACCTGGGGAATATTATTGCAATACAAGCTATTCTAATAACAAAATAAAAGCAAACCATGTCACAAATAGTAGGAGAAATAAAAATAGATTTTGATGTAATACAATCTACTGTACAAACACTTTGGATAGGAGATAATAGTGACTGGGTGTATTTACAAAATGAACCAGCAATTATAGAGGTAACCTTGCCAGGATCTACAAAACCATTAGTATTTTCATATAAGAAAGATGCTATAAATTCTTTCAATAGCCATAACCTTGGTATCACTTGTTTACAAGGAGATTGCATAAAAGAAACTTATGGAGAATTACCGGATGGTATCTACACAATAACAGTAAAAGGTAAGTTTGAAGGTTTAGATAAAACAAGATACTACCTTAAAACAGATAGAACAGAATTAGAGCTATCAAAAATAGTAGTAAAACATGGGTTCGAGTATTCTAAGAAGGATAAAGAATTTAGAGATAAAATTTATGACATTGATTGGTTAATAAAAGTAGCTAAAGCACATGCTAAACTTGGAGACTTTGTAAAAGCAGACAGGTTCTTGCAAGGAGCAAAAGATCTACTAAGAGGATTAGCTGATTGTAAAGACTGTATATAAAATGGCTGGACAAGAAAATTACTTATACTTAACCCAAGAAGGTTATTATGATAAGGCAGAATCTAACCTTTTAAAATTAGCAGACCAATATTACCTGAATAAAAAATTTGGTATAGGGGAAGATGTTGATAAAAATAAAGTAAGACATGCTCAATTATTCCACAGTATATTATGCACAGATGAGTGCGAACTAATAGATTGGGTGAATAAAAAAATAGCTGGAGAAATAGGGGATTGTAATACAAGTGTAAAAATAAAAAATCTTTGTGGGATATACCCAAACATAAGTAACATATCCGATTCAGCAGATGAACACTGCGAATGGAGTAAAGTAGAATGGTAACATGATAGAAATAAAACATTTTAAAGTAAAAGTACTCCCTAGTCAACCTGAACCAAACTCTATATATTTTGTAGTGGCAGATGGAGCTACAGCAGTTACAACATACGTAACAGATGTATGTGGAGTCCCATTACCATTAGTTGACTTACAAGGACCAGGAGGTTCCACAACAACAGTAACAGGAACAGGGGTAACAGGAACTACACAAAATCCAGTAGTAAATATATCAACATTTTTAAGTACCGAAAACGGAAATATTATAACACTATCTACAGTTGATGGTAAGTTATATTTACAAAATAATCAAGATAATAAAGTAGTGTACTTCTACCCTACACTAGAAGAGTTAGGTGCAGTAACATTAAGAGAAGTTACAGAAACACAGATCGCAAATTGGGTACAAAATCAAGGGATAACTATAGCAGAGGATGAGATTCCTTTGTTTAAAATAAAATTAGATTTGTTTGCTTTTACAATGTATGAAGTTGGTATAACAGGATTTTTACCAAGTACGCCTATTATGAAAACATTTTATGCAACAAGTGGTACAAATAATAATGGAAACATACTTGTAGATGTAGGAGCAAATGTGTACTTAGATAACCAAGGGTCATTTCCATTTTACCCCGAAGATGAAAATTTAAAATACGTGTATCAATGGGGATCTCCTACTTCTCAGTGTTATTACAAAATAGATAGTAATTCAAAAATTACAATTAGAACTTGCGAAAGTATAAGTTAATTTAAAATATAAAAATCATGGCAGGAAGTTTTGTAATAACACCTAATTTTATAAACTTTAAAGTATTCTCCCTTAAAGGAAGAGGAAAAGGAGATCTATCAAATATAGTTCCTTCAGAGATTGAACTATTATCTCAATATTTTGAAGATGATGATAATTACTTACAAGCAGGAGATGATGTATCATTATTAGTTAATGATGCCAACTATATTTCTGAAGCTCCTGATGATGGCTCTCAGTATGTAAGAAAAAATGAAGCATGGGACAAACTTACTACTTATTCAGCAGTAGATCCTGTTTCTACTAATAATGTTGCAGGAGGATTCCCTCTTGGGAGTGATTGGTACAATACAGTAACAGGAGAAAAGTTTTATCAAAAAGCAAATGGAGTGTGGATTAGTTACACATCAAGTGTTACACCGCCTACACCAGGAGGGGATTCTCCAGTAATGTTTGCTGACTATGCAACTAGTAACGAATTGCCCTCCTCAACTTATTATAATGGACCATTAGATGATGGAATAGGTGCTACAATAACAGCTGCTACTAACTCAAAATTAAAAGGTATAGTAGGAGGTGCACAAGCCCCTATGCTTGTAGGTATGACTCTTTTAGTAAAAGATGAAAATATTGGTGATTTTGAATCAGGTACTCCTAGTAATAGACCTCATAATGGTGTATATATTGTTACACAAGAAGGTTGTAGTCTTTCTGATTATTTAAGTGGATGTACACCAGAACCATGGGTTTTAACTAGAGTTGATTATGCAAATGAACCTGGCGAATTATATCCTTCTCAAGTAAATATACTAAGTGGAGTAAATGAAAACAGATTCTTTTTACAACAAAATAATATTGATGTAATTGGTGATACAGAAGTAGTCTATGAAATAAACTACGTACCACCTACACAAGTAGTTACAATGCCTGTAGTACACATGGACACTGTTACTAGTGCACCATTACCTAGTTGTACTTATATGGATGAGTTTCCTCCTCCAACTCCAGGTGGAATTTTCACATTAAATCCAACAACATCCTACTTAACTGCCACTGTTAATGGGCCATTAGGAGTTATCAATGGTGTAAATGTATCTAACTCTTTTACTAACCCAAATAGAAAAATTTTAGTTAAAGATCAAGCAGATAATAAACAAAATGGTGATTATGAAATAATTCAAAATGGTAGTGCTACACAACCTTGGAAATTAAGAAGGATCACAACAACCTACTCTTCTTTAAACAAGAATACTAGAGAGTGGAAAATAAATAATGAGGCATGTACTTTATATGGTAATAGATACTATATGAATTATTATACTCCATCTATATCAATAATTGGAACTACACCTATTACTTTTTCTGAGTTAATTGCAGGAGGTACTCAAAATCTGCAAGGTGTAACTGATATTGGAAATACTACTGACAATGATATTCAATTTGGAACTGGAGCAGGAGTATATATGAACAATGGCTCTAGATTAAAAGAAGGAACTATTGATGCTGGTTATGGGGGTTCAAAAGGTATTGCTCAAATTTGTGCAGTAGGTTATGAGTTGAAATGGGAAGCTGGAAGGCTTTATGTAATGGGCGATGGTGGAACTACTGTTAGAGAAGTATCACACAATTTTACAACAATACCCAATAATTACAATGATATTTCACAAGGTTTTATAGTTGGATCTAGATGGCTTTTAGATGATGGTACCTTATATGTTTGTACTGATAATACAGATGATGCTGCAGTTTGGGAATTACAAATAGCTGGTAATCAAGATTTACAAGATGTAACTACAATAGGTAATGTAACAACAACAGAAATAATATCTGAAAGTGGACTAATTGTAAACTCAGCAGACATACCAGATAGTGCTGCTTATTTAGCAAAGCTTGGTATTTTTTCAATTCTACAAAGTGGTACACTTAGATATGGAGGTTCTTTTGAATTAAGAGAAACTTCTGCAGATGGTAGTGGAAATGTAGCATTAGTATTGCCTTCTGTATTAACTGAAGATAGAATATTATACTTACCTAATAAAAATGGTACACTAGCAGTAACTACTGATTTAGATACAAAAGCTGATTTAGTTGCAGGCAAAGTACCAAGTTCTCAATTGCCATCTTATGTAGATGATGTTATTGAAGGTTACTATAATGCACCAACATTTTATTCTAATGCAGGTCTTACAACACCTATTGTCCCAGAAACAGGAAAGATTTATGTTGACTTACTAGCTAACAAATCATACAGATGGAGTGGCTCTGTTTATATTCAAATTTCAAATGCTATTTCAAGCATAGATGAACTTACAGATGTAACTGTAACATCTCCTCTTAATGGTCAATTATTACAATATAACCTTACTACTTCTCAATGGGAAAATCAAACTATTGTAGTTGGTACAGGAGATATGCAAACATCTACTTATGACATTGACAATGATGGTATTGTAGACTTTGCTGAAACAGTTCCTGTAATAGTAAGAAATCCTTCTGTGTCTGACATATTAAGAAAAGGAACAATTGTTTATTTGAATGGTTCTACAGGGTTTAGACCAAATGCTTATAAAGCTCAAGCCAATGCAGAGGCAACTTCTTCAGGAACTTTTGGAGTTGTGTTATCTGATATAGCTACAACCTCAGATGGTACTGTTGCAATGTTAGGTACTATACATACACTAGATACTAGAAATGCTGCAAATGGAGCACCTTTTCCTTTTACTAATGATGTTCTACTAGATGGAGATGTTCTTTGGTTAGATCCTAACAATGCAGGATATGTAACTAGAATTAAACCACAAGCACCTAACCATGCTGTATTTATAGGAGTAGTAGCAAGAACACACCCTTCTTTAGGAAGAATTGTTTACAGAATTACTAACGGATATGAGCTCGATGAGCTCCATAATGTTTTTATTAATGGCACTCTTGCTGACAAACATACTTTGTATTATGATGCTGCAACTTCATTATGGAAAACAAATACTATTGAAGGTATATTAGGATTTAATCCTGCTCAACTTCTTACAGCAGTGACTGTAGATGTTAATATTGGAAGTAGATTAAGACCTGCGGATGCTGCATCTAATGGATTCTATTTTAATAAAAATTTTAATGGAAGTGTTGGTTATACAGCTTTAAATACTAATACAGGTAACTCTGCAGTTGTTAACCTTGGAGTCGGTATAGATTCAAGTTCATATATAAAAAATATATATGTAGCAAAGTTTGGTCCTAATTACTTTGTACCATTACTTGCAGGAAAAGGAGGATTGTTAGGAACAGAAGAAGTTTTTGTAGGTTCTACTGATAATAATGATGTAAGTATACTAACAGGTGTAGATTTTAGTTCTGTTTCAAGAAAATTTACAGTAAAGGCAAATGGACAATTATTAATACAAACTACACCAGCTACAGGTTCAACTTCTGACTTTGTACTTGTTAGAGATTCTTCAGGTAATGTAAAACAAGTCGCATATCCAACTGGAGCTGGAGCATCAACACCTTTAAGAAGACAGGAGTTTACTTATTCAGGTTCGCAAAATTTTACACTATTAGCAAACCCTTCATATACCTATGGTGTATTTGTTAATGGTCAGGAGTTAAACAGTTCTCAATACTCAATAACAACAAATGTTCTTACAATACTAAATACTCTTCAAATTATAGGTGGTATTCCTGATAGTGTAAATATTGTTTATGGAGAGACTGCCCCTGGTATTTTAGATTATTATACTAAAGCTCAAGTGGACACTCTTATAGCAAATGCAACTCCAGATATTAATATTGTAAATGCAACAAAAATAACTTTAATGTATAACACATAATGGATGGACTAAAAAAATTACCAAAAGATCAATTACAAGATGGACTAGTTGATGTATTACAAGTAACTCCTGTAACATTAACAATAGCTGGATGGATTTTTGCATCAGGTTTGTATGAGTACACTTATTCAAATCCTAGTATATTAAGTACAAGTATTGTTGATGTAATACCTGCTAATGTGAGCATAGCTGTAGTAAAAGCTGCTGATATAATGCCATCTACTTTAAGTAGTATAGGAAGTGTTAAATTGTATGCTACTAATCTACCAACAACAAATATAATAGTAACCATAAATATTTTTAACTAATGGCAGTAGGAAGTTTTAAATTACCTATGGGAAGTGGAGGATCTAATTCTTCTGCTACACCTTATGAAAGACCTGCAGATTGGTTAGCAATGCCAACTCCAGATGCTCAAGAAGTTATTGGATTAATGGCTGTTTATGATGATGGTGGAAATTACGTTGCATTTAACTGTCAAGGTAATTACACTGTAGATTGGGGAGATGGAACTGCTCCAGTGAATTATGCTAGTGGAACAACTGCATCTTATCAACATACCTTTGCTTCATTGCCATCAGGAACATTAACAAGTAAAGGATTTAGACAAGCACTTGTAAGGATAACACCACAGGCAGGTCAGAATTTAACATCAGTAGTTTTTGGTACTCTAAATGCAACATTAAATAAATCTTACTCACCTGGGTGGTTAGAGTTTGATATAAGAGCTCCAAATGGAATAGTTACCTGGGGTGGTGGAAGTAACATAATAAGATATGCAAGATTAGAAAAGATTGTAATTCGTGAATTAGGTGCACAGAATCCACAGAACTTATTTTCAAACTTATATAATTTGAGATCAGTATATATAGAGCCTTCAGAAATGACAGGAAGAACCGCATTTAACAATATGTTTAGTAACTGCTATGCTTTAGAAGAAGCACCTTTTTTTGACACAAGTTCAGCTACAAACACTGTGGCTATGTTTCAAAACTGTTACTCTTTAAAAGTAGTACCTAATTATAACTTAGCAAGTACAACAAGTGTTAGTTCTATGTTTGATGGATGCGTTTCTTTAGAAACAGTACCTGCTTTTGTATTGGGAACTTCAGTATCAAGTTTATTTGCTAACTGTTATAGTTTAATTGAAACTCCTGCATTTAACACTTCAAATGTTACTAACTTTACAAGTATGTTTTTTCAATGTACGGCATTAGAAAAAGTGGCATTATTTGATACAAGTAAAGGAATTGACTTTACTAGTATGTTTAACACATGTCGTTCACTAAAAAGTGTACCTCAGTTTAATACTGAACTAGGTCAAAACTTTACTTCTATGTTTGCTAGTTGTAATCTTTTAACAGATGTTCCTTTGTTTAATATGGTATCTGCAACTAACTTAACTGGTATGTTTAATGGTTGTAATAACATAATGTACTTACCTGCCTTAAATACAGCTAATGTAACTACACTAAGTCAAACATTTAATAACTGTTGGAATTTAAGAGAACTTCCTGCAATTAATGTACCTTTAGTATTAGCGGCTAATTTTACAACTTGGATTGATGGTAATACTACACTAAGTAGAAGCCTTGTTTACGGAGCAACAAAAACTCACTCTTATAATGGTAGGTCATTAAGTCAAGCTAGTATAGTTACTATATTTACAAATTTAGGGACTTCAAGCCCTACAGGACAAACAATAACAGTAACCAACAATCCTGGAAGAGCAGCATTAACAGCTCCTGAAATAGCAATAGCAACTGCAAAAGGTTGGACAGTAGTTTAAAAACAAATATTATGACAATAGAAACAATACCTGGATACTACATACATGTTACTGCAGATGAAGGAAAGATGCTTACAAATGGAGATGTAGTAGCAAAAGAAATCTTTGCTCCTTTAGAAGGAGATATAAGCATGTGGATTGAAATAGATGAAGAACAAGATAATACTAATATAAACATAGAATAACATGGCAACAACTTTAACTTTTACAAGTGCACCTTTTATACAAGGAACTGTATTTACATCTGCGGATACTACAGTGGCTAAAACAATTTTAACAGCAGATGCTGTTTATGCTAGAAGAGTCTATGGCATATCAATATGGACTGATGAAAGTGCAGCAAGAGATATTGCAATACATCTTTCAGATGGGACTAACAACTGGGAAATTACAACATTAGCTATACCTATTAATGCAGGTAATACAAATGCTATTTTACCTGTAGATGTATTTACAAACACTCAAATGGCACCAATTGTAAAACAAAGGGATGCATCAGGAGCATTGTATTTAAACATTCCTATTGGCTGGTCTATAAGAGTTGCATATAATGCGACTATGAATCCTGCTAAAGTTTCTAATTTTACTGTAATAGGAGAAACTTACGCTTAATTATGGAAAGAGGATATGAAAATGGTTTAGTACAGGGAAATACTGCAGGACTGTCCTCTGGATTACATGGAGGAAGGTTTGGTCATACAATGTCTAAAAGATTAAACATGCTAAATCCTTCCACTATTAGAGATCCGAAAAGGAATCCTGTATTTTATATTAATGCAGAGTCTACTAATGTACTTCTTAATTCAGGTTCAGTACAAACATGTTATAATCTAGTAGAAAGTGTTCCTAATCAAATACTAGAAAAAGTAGAAGATGTAATAAGACAAAATGCAGGTACTACCTATAGACCTCCATTGGTTCTTAATGGATTAGGGGGAAGAAATTACATGGATTTTGGAGATACTGCAAACAGATATTTAGAAAGTAGTACATTAGCTAAAATGTATTGTACTATCAATTCTCCTACAAATGTTTATGCAAGTGGTACGGGTTTCACGTACATGTTTGTTATACGTAGAGCTAATCTACCTACAAGTACAGTAAGTATTTTAGATGGAAGAGATAGTACTACACTTGCAGGGTCTGGTGACATTCTATTAGAATTAAATAGTAATAATTCAATTACTTTTGATTACAAAGGAGGACAAGGAGGATCTGTAACAAGTATAACAGGAACTGCAGGAGTAGGATTGCTAACTGATTGGAGTATATTAACAGTGAAGTGCCAGTTAAGAATAGATGGTGGACCTTTACCTTTAGACAATCAATTTAGTAACTATAGAAGATATGATATGCCTAGGGATAATAGAGTAGGTTCTACTTCTCCTATTGATATTTTTGTAAATGGTGTAGAGCAACAAAAGACAATCACTACAAATAACTTTACAAACTCTGATCACTTTGGAGATGGTTCTTATAGAATGTTAGATAGAAACATTTTTATAGGAAATAAAGGGGCTGTATTTGGGACTGGTGGTACACACATTGCAGCAGCATTAATGATACCTGCTTATGTAGATAAATCTTTTCAGCAAAGAATAGAAAATTATTTTAGATACTATTACAATAAACCTTTTTAAAAAACATACAAATGAAAAACTGCGGAAACAAAATTAAAAACACATGCTCCGAAAAAAACTACGCAACATGTATTTACTACGAATTAGAAATACCAACAATATCTAGTTTAGCAGGAGAAAACTGCGTTACTTTAGAGGAAACTACAGAAGATATTTATGAAATATTACAAGGAGTATTATCAGATATTAGCATCGAAGCATTAGGAGAAGATTGTATAACATACCCTACTGTACAAGGACAAGCTACTAAAATAAAAGATGTAGTTCTAAAACTAGAAGAAGAAATTTGCAGTCTGAGAGCTGAAGTAGATATACTAAAGACAACAGCAATCTGTGATACAGATATAACACAATGTACAGGACTGGACTTATCAAGTTTAGACAACGGTTGTGTAGGAGGAGTAACAACTCTAGCACAACTATTAGATTATTTATTAAATCACACAACACCATAAACACCACGATCATGACAGCATGCAGCCAAACTAACATAACAAATCCTTGTAACGGATTTACTCAAACAGAAGATCCTTGTAAAGGAGAACATGTATCAACAGCTTGCGTATTCAAAGAAGATGGAATATCATACTTAGATATACCAGAAGGTGCAAGTTTGAATGTAATATTACAAAATATAGTAGCAGCACTACAAGCATCCAATGCAAGAATAGGCATACTAGAGACACAAATACAAACACTACAAGATACTTGCTGTGGACAAAGTGGATTTTACTAAAAAATAAAAAACAAAATTATGTGCGATTGCAGTAATACCCAACTAACATCAATATGTCAACAGACATCGACATGTGTACAAGATGATTGCTCTTGTCCAGTAAAAGATCTAAGTACTGATTGCATACTATATACAGGAGATACTTTAGAATGCTCTGGAATACCAGGACAAACAATACTAACTGAATTAATTCAACAACTAGATTCTTATATCTGTACAGCATTAGAAAGTGCAGATAACTCACTGGCCTTAATAAATGTAGGAACAGGAGCTCAAATATACAAAGGGACAGACGTATTAGGAAGAAGAGAAATTAGATCCCTAGTATCTGCAAGCCCAATAGTTACACTAGTAGTATCAGAGAATACTAGAGAAATAGTCTTTGGGATAAACTCCAATGAACTTACTGATTTTATCACGGAAAACCAAAACAATAACCCTGGCCCTCAAGGAGATCAGGGACCTCAAGGACCAATAGGTTTAACAGGAGATCAAGGAGATCAAGGACCTCAAGGAAATCCCGGTATTCAAGGAGATCCCGGTCCTCAAGGAGATCAAGGACCTCAAGGACCAATAGGTTTAACAGGAACACCTGGACCTCAAGGTGTACCAGGATCAATAGGCCCCCAAGGCTTACCGGGAGCAGTAGGAGCAACAGGTTTAACAGGACCAATAGGACCAATAGGACCGACAGGGCCTATAGGATTACAAGGACCGATAGGATTACAAGGGCCTCAAGGTATAGCAGGAGTACAAGGACCAATAGGCTTACAAGGACCACAAGGAATACCAGGAGACACTGGAGCACAAGGACCTGCTGGAGCAGATGGATTAGATGGATTAGATGGAGCAGATGGATTAGATGGAGCAGATTCTATTATGGCGTTATACACTGAACAATGCATCAATCTTTCTCAAGGTTTAGTAGGAAGTTTTATAACACTTAATTTTGGCAGCCCCATATACAACTTAGGTTGGAAAATAGGTACTAGAGTTAGAATACACAACAGTAGTTCTCTTTATTTAGAAGGTATTGTAAGCTCTGTAATAACTAATCCAGTATCTTCAATAAATGTAAATATTGACAAAGTAGTTGGATCAGGTAATTTCTGCGACTTTAATATTGTAATAACAGGAAACCCTGGAACCAATGGCACAGATGGCCTTGATGGCCTTGACTACACAGCAAATAATTTACAACGTACTATTGTATCTTTTCCTAGTGGAGAGTATTTACTAACCCCTGCTGATAATAATTATACACTAGTTATAGATAATAACACAGTACCTGTAGTTATTAGAATACCTAATGGATTACCATCAAAATTTGCAGTAGCCTTTATACAAAAAGGATCTGCAGATGTAGAATTTGGAGATAGTTTAGGAGTTACTATTAAGACTCCAATATTAGGAGCTACTAAAATAAAAGGTATAAATTATTTTGCATATTTAGAGCAAGAAGGTATTACAGGTAATTTTTATTTAGGAGGTAACATAAAAGCGTAAATCATGCAACTATTTAAAAAGAAAGCGTACACACTGTACTATGAGGATGAGTGTATAAATTGTGTAGATCATGATGTAACTATTGGTACGCAAACATGGACAGGATGTAACTTAAACGTAACTACTTATAGAAACGGAGATCCTATACCACAAGTAACAGACCAAACTGATTGGTCAAATTTAACTACAGGAGCTTGGTGTCATATTAATAATAACCCTGCCAATGATGCTATATATGGTAAACTATATAATTGGTATGCAGTAAATGATACTGCACATGGAGGATTAGCTCCTTTAGGTTATCATGTTCCTTCTTATGCAGAGTGGGATATTTTAATTGATAGTTTAGGAGGAGACACAGTAGCAGGAGGCAAACTAAAAGAAGTAGGTCTATGCCACTGGTTATCTCCTAATACAGATGCAACTGATCAAGTATTATTCACAGCTCTTCCAGGAGGGTTTAGAGGAGGAAATGGTTCTTTTGGATCTGTAGGGGCAAATGGTCAATGGTGGACTTCTACAGAATTTGATACTACAAAAGCTTGGATGAAATACTTACTCTATAATTATGAAGGTGTCGGCTATGGACAACCTGAAAAAAATGGAGGTATGTCAGTACGTTTAATACAAGATGAAATACTATCTTGTTTAAATATAGAGGTTTATCCACCAATACTTAATCCAGGTACAAGTCACGTAGTTGAATATTTAGATTGTGATGGTATAACACAAATAGTTACAGTACCTAATGGAGGAACTATGGTTACAATTTGTGCTACAGAAATAATAGCAAATAATCTTAACGGATTAACTCAACCATTATATACAATCTGTAGTCCTAGTCCTCCAGAACCCTTAGACTTTTATATTGATAAACAATGTAGTGGTTCAAATTTAATTAATATTTTGTTAGATGATATATCAGGAGGAGTGCCACCTTATTATCCTGCAACAGATACTTTTACAAGTGAAGCGTTAGCATTAGCCAACACTTCTTGGAGTTCAACACCTAATCCAGGTCCTGTAGATGTTAGCTATCCTGAAACAGTGACTAACACTTATTGGGTTGCTGTCAAAGATTCAGCAGACACAGTATTTGCTAAAGAAATATATGCAGATTGTTGGGACTCATTAGACCCAGCAAACAGAGAGTTAGTTAGATTAAGTGATGATTCAAATACAAATCCATTATTAGCATGTGGCTATTCTGTAAATACAGTGGGTAATTTCTACTTAGCAGTACACACATCAGGTACAGTATTAGTTGGTGATAGATTATTCACAACTAGCACAGGAACTGCTGTATTTGATGGTACAGAAGGTAATCTTAATGCAATAAACTATTGGAAAATAGAACCAACAATGGGATTATCAGCATGTGTTAATGGAACAATTGTATCTATAGACGTAGATGGATATATAACAAATGTACAGTGTTGCTAAAATAAATAAAAATTAAAAGATAGAGGTTTTTGGTTTTTCCTCTTTTTCTGTTGGGTGAGAAGGAGCTTCGGCTCCTTTTCTTTTTTTTAACTAATTTGGAAACCTTATAAATTTTAACTAATTTTGCAACTTAAAATTATAAAAAGATGACAAATAGCGAATTTGTATCCCGTGTAAGAAATGGGTTAAACTCAATATCAAAAGATGATAGGATCTCTCGTAGATATATCCTACATGTTGGAAAACAAAAGTCAACTTTCTTGGTATCACAAAAATTAGGAGAGCGAAGCTTATTTAGAGAAGACAACATATATTCAGTAATTGACTGTTTTGAAATGGAGGCTATTGATGTTGTAAGATGCGACATCTTAGAGTTTAGAAGATGTAGATCTATAATGCGTTCCAAATGTAAAATACCAAAGCTTATTTATAGCAGATATGGAGGATCACTAAAAGAGGTAACTACGGCAGATGAAGAAAGAGAATTTAAACCAACTACACCTTCACAATACAGAAGAGATAAAAACAGAGTTGAGAAATCAGACTATGTTTATTACTATGTAAAAGATGGCTACTTATATTTACTAGACTCAGAGATTGAATTAGTCAATCTATACTTGATAACAATGGACATGGACAAGATTGAAGAAGACTGTTCTTGCAACTCTGATAAATGCAAAAGTTTGTGGGACTATGAGTTTATAGTACCAGATAAATTAGAAGAGGCAGTATTAGGAGAGACGATAAAAGAGATTAGTATGAAAAAACAAATCCCGGCAGACGAAAATCCAAACATGAACAATAACGAAAAACAGTAACTTGACAGTAGAAAAAAAGACCGTATCAAAAGCAGCAAAAGCTTTTCAATTTCGAGCTAGGGGTAGGACTCAAACAATAAAAGGTACAGGTGGAAGTTTTTCAATAATAGATCACAAAGCCTACCAACACTACATGAAAAACTCAAAGCTTTTTAATAGGCAGGATGTAGAAAACTATGTAGAGCACGGAAAGATAATATCACAGTTCTATAAGATAGCTGGAGAAAAGCTAATAGAGGCTCCAGGAGGAGTTTTTTTAGAAGGGTTGGGCTACTTTGGTATAATACAAGAAATGAAGAAGAAACTCTACCACAATAGAGCCACAGGAGCACTTGAGATGAACCCTAAGACAGACAACACAATTTACAACATAGGATACGTACCCATTGATAAAGATAATTCATTCAAAGCATGGGTATTCGATTATAGTTTTACAGCTAAGATAAAACAAGCATTATGCCGCAGTCTAAAAGCAGGAAACAAATATAGCTTTAATGCATCCCTACTTTATAACAAATTAAGAAAACAAGGCAACGACTTATAACATGACTAGAAAACAATTAATAGCAGAGATTTTAACTGATCTACGACAGTATGATGAGAGTGGCCTTATAGATTACAGGTCATTGAACATGTGGATCAAAAATGAACTTAAAAGATTTGGTGCCAATATCACAATACTAACAGAGAAGGCATTAGAAGTAGAGAATGGAAAAGTAGAGTTACCAGAAGATTTCTGGACACTACACTTAGCAGTAAAATGTACACAAGGTGGATGGGAAGGAGAACATGAAGAACAAAAAGATTTAGTTCAAGACTCACAATGGTACAAACAAAGCACTACAACTAACTATGTATGGGATAACCAATCGCAGTCACATAAAGAGGAAAGTTACAAAACAGTTTCTGAAAAAATCTTTTACCGAGATACAATCAAAAATGTTCACTATAGAGAACCAATAGTATTGAGATTAACAAAGGGATTCAAGAAAGAGTACTGTGCACCGGGTTGCAAAAACATGAGAGAGAAACTGTCCCCAACATCTAAGTACGAGATAAACATCTTAGGAAATAATCTTCAAACAAATTTTAAACAAGGTTTTATTTATATGCAGTACAACGCATTGCCTACAGATGAAACAGGAGATATTTATATACCAGATGTTAGAAGTTTACAAGAGTACTTAATCTATTACGCAAAGAGAAGAATATTAGAAGCTTTGTGGATGAATGATGATGATGTAAACTTGATTAATAAGATACAGTATATATCAGCAAAAGAAAAAGAAACTTTTGGACTTGCAATGACACAAGTCAAAATGGAAGGACTAGGTAATTGGGATAAAAAACTTAAAAGAAAAATGATTGCGGAAACAAACAGATTTGAAAGAATGTTTCCTAACATCTAATAAAAAAACTAATGGCAGAAGACCAAAACAACAAAGTAAATATATCGTTAGCTAGAGTTGGTATGGTGAAGGATACTCACCCATCTCAACTAGACGAAACTCAGTATACACATGCGTTCAATGCTAATATTGAAACTGAAGGCGGCAATAGCCTAAACCTAACAAATGAAAAATCAAATATCCTGGCTTCCAAATTCAAGCCGGGATTTGTTGTTATAGGTTTTCAAAATGATATTTTATCAAATGATACTTTTTTCTTTTTAGTAAATCCAACCACAGGAGTCGGAGAATTTGGCTATATAGAAAATAACCAAAATGTATCAGACTTGCAAGACTTAACACTACAGTGTAACTCAGAGTGTGACTCAATTAGAGAATTAGCAATGCCTCTTGAAGATTTTTATAAGATTCAACCACTAGTGCCATTACAAGAGTACGTGACACTTTTATCAGATGACTACGCATTAGATGCGGATACGAATACTTGCTATCATTACACTAGCCAAACATATAAAGATAAAAAGTTAGGGTTTAATTTTAATGTCAATCACCCTATAAAAAAGACAGTTATCAAAAATGAAAAAACAGGTAAAAATATCTACTTTACTGATAACTACAATCCACCAAGACATATTGATATTACAAACATTGCAGAGTACTATATACAAAACGTAGCATGCTTAGATGATTTAGTTACAACATGTATAGATTTCAATGAGCTAAGAGTATTTAAACTTTTTCAAATACCAAGAATAGAGGCCAGTTCTGTAGAACTTGGAGGTAGATTACCTATGGGATCATACGAGTTCTTAATTGCATACGCAGATGCATCTGGACAAGTTATCTCTCCCTATTACTCAAGCACTCAACCAATATCTATATTTGACCAAAATAATAAAATACTTGAACAAAAAGAAATAGCAGATTTAACAAACTATGCTATTAAACTACAGGTATCAAATCTTGATAAAAGATACACACACTACAAAGTAGCAGTTATTCAAACAGCAGATGTAGAGGGAGCCGAAAGGTACTTTGAAGAGGGATTACATACAGTACATGATAATGTAGTTTTATATACGACTCATCAAAATAAAATACCAACTACCGCATTAGACATAATAAGGGATAACATACACATAGAAAGAACAGAAGGACTAACAGCTGCTAACAATATATTGTTTCAGTATGGTTTAACTATTAAAAAAGAAATAAATCTACAACCTGTTGTAAACTTTATGGGCCAGTTTTTAAAATGGCAAACAGTTATAGCAAAAGAAGATTTATATGAAGATGGAATCTTAGGATCTCAATTCAAAGGGTGGAATAGAGAGGAAGTAGTACCATTTAGTATTAGGTTCTTACTAGATGGGGGATTTGAAACTCCACTTTTTCCATTTATAGGAAGAACACCAACACCAAAAGATCCAGATAATCCAGACAATGTATACGATTTTGAAGAGGTAGTAGCTAATGGTTTACCAAAAGATCCAGACAATAAAGATATAGGATCCATTTTGAGCAATAAGACATCTTGCGGATCTACGGACAGAATCTATAGATGGCAGTATTATAATACAGCAATAGAAGATCAAGAGCCTTGTGCTATAGGAGGAAATACCGCAATAGATACAAAAACTGTATTTGAAGAAATAACTAGGATATGTGAATTACCTATTCCTCAACCAATCCCAGCAGACACCTTATCTATTGCATTAACAGACTCATTCTCAACAACTGAAAACTACATAGAAGATAATATTGATCAATGTTTATCAGGAGGAAATCCAGATGTATTACTAGGCACAACAAATAATACAAACCTTTGTGTTTACCTACAAGATACATACCCATCATTAACATGCGTAGAAAGCGATGTAATGGAAGGGTTGAACTATGATAACCCAGTGATAGAATGTTCAGTAGAAGTAAGTAAAGTCTTAGGAGAAAAAGTAGAAAAGATACCTAAAGTATTCCCTACTCAATATAATAGAGTTGTAGCACCAAGTAGTTGTACAATATATAGATTAGATACTGCAACTGGGTCTCCTTTAGTAGACAGTACTAATCCTTTAGGTTACACATTAAGTGGAGACTCACTAAAAGTATATAGAAGAGATTCAGATTTTCAAAACGAAGATTGTGATTATCCAAAAGAGATAACAACAAACAACAAACCACTACAAAATACCGCAGTAGGAAATTTTAATAATTATTATATCAGTGACACCTTAGTTCCACTATTAGGTACACAAGATACAGTACCCAATTTACCATTAGGATATAATACCAAACTACATAAAAATGTACTCTGGTTTAAAGGTATCACTGATAGCAAAGACGAATTTATAGTAGACATCTCTAAACAAAGAGATGCAGACGGAGATGATGAGGTAAACATATCAAATGGAACCTCAGTTAGAATTTCAGTATTCAAGAAATGCACATCATCAACAGCAGTATTTTCTCAGATAGTAGACTTAACAAAAGGAGCCTCATACCATTTTAAAAAAGTAGCTGGTAATATACAAATAACAGATGTCTTAGGAGTAGTACATACCACAACACCTCCAACATCTTGGTTTGCCAATGAAGAGTATTATATAGCAATTGATACACCAATCAAACAAAGAAATATAGATATAGACCCAAACCCATTTCAAGTTTCACCAAAAACAGTATTTGTAAATACACCAACAGATGGATGTTATACAGTAACTAAAAGAGATATAGAGTACGACAGAATAGACATATCTTGGACCGGAATAGAGTTAAAGAAAGTATGTACCTATAAAGCAATTTGTAGTTTTGAACAACCTATAGCACAATCTTGTAAAGCATATCCATTTAAAAAAGGAAAGTTTGCATATTGGGAAAGCACAGAAAGTTATCCAGACAATACAGAACTATATGACTCGACAAAACTAAAAATAAGTGAGAGTAGAATAAATACTCTACCCATAACAGTAAAAAATGAATTCTTAGAAGTATTTACAAATGGTGTTGTAAACAGTAACTATACTTTTAAAGAAGAGTCTTGGGAAGGAACTACAAAAAAAGTAGCAGATTTCACGTGTAGAAAAATTAGACATTTTAAGTTTCCAGATAATAACATAGCACCTTTTGTATACGACATACAACAGGCAAGATTTGGACAAACAGTAATATTCCCTATTGGGGTAACTATTGATGAGAATATAATAAATACTTTCTTAGATGTAGCAGTTGATAACAACTTAATATCTGTAGAAGACAGAAGCAAGATAACAAGTTACGAAATTTTTTCAGGAGACACAACGCTAGATAGAAGTGTAGTAGCATCAGGATTACTGTATGATATGAGAAAATACAGAGAAGACCCAAACGTAGATAAAGATGTACTATACTCAAATTACCCATACAATACATACTCTATAGATAAACTAAATAGACCTTTTGAAGATGGAATTGAAACAGATACAGATAGAGAAGATTTAGGAAAAGGGGCAACTTTTGGATTGTCTAACAGAAATTACACTTTTCATTCTCCGGAAACAGAGTTCTCAAAAGTAGGACTTCCTTCAGAGATAAGCATACAAAGCTATATGTTTGGTAACTCTAGGGGTTATGCAGACCAAGTAAAAGATCATCCAAAATGGGTAATATTATCAGATAGTGCATATACATTAGCAGATATACTAGCCGGATTAGAAGTTACCGCAGAGGCAGTAATAAAAATAGCAGAAATAGCAGCTACAGGGTCTGGAAGTTACTCTTTTGGCTGGATAGCATTCGCAGGAACAACTACTGGAGGAGGATCTAACCAAAACCCAGCAGGTGGAATTATAGCAACAGTGGCATCAGCTGCAGCAATAATATTAGAAACAGCAACTGCTATAGTTTATAAATATGGAAGATATAGATACCAATGGTTAAAAATATTCAGAGATCTTGGAACACCTCATAACTTCGCATACTACTATTTCTCAGATGGCTTTTATAACTATGTAAATCAAGCATCCTTAGGTAATTCAGGTAAGTGGCTAGACGAAGGTAATAAATTAAGAGCCTTGAACATAGCGAAGTACATGAAAGATGGAAGGTATATAGTAACAAATGAAGTTACGGGAGAGAAACTAAACGTAAATAATATTGATAGAGAATACTCAGTATTTTTATCATTTGGGGATAATCCGATAACATACCCACCTACCTACACAAACTATGACAAAAATACAAATGATTCCAGCTTAACCTATCTAGGAGAAAATAATATAAAAACCTCAGGAAGAAGCAGCGAGATAATCAGAAATATAGCATCACCTTATGCAGCGTTAAAAAATTATAACCCCTCGCAATATGGAACAATAGGCTCAGTAAAATGGTTAAGTACAGGTTATAGAGGGGATTTAAAAAATCCACAAGACAGCTGCCTATCTATATTTGGAGGAGACACATTTATTACAAGACACACACTAAAAAGAAAAGTATCTCTATTCTTAGTTACAGCCATGAAGCAGGCCAATATGACACCTTATAACTATTATTTTTATAATAATATAGGTAGAAGACCTAAATTCTATGTCAGTTATGAAGAGAATAAAGAGTTCTCATCAGGAGGTAAAACTTTTCCAGAGATTAGAAGTGATTATCAAATGGATACTCTAACTAGAGGAGGTAATTATTTTACACCACCTTCAAAGTTCTACTTGTATTACTATGGAGTACCTAGTTTCTTAACAGAAACAAGGATAAACACATCATATAGATACGCAGGTAAATCTCAAAAAGATAGCTTTTATCCTTTAGTAGGAGATCTAGGAGAATGGACACAAGAGAATGTAGTTTCCATACGTGAACCTAATGTATATAAATACAACAGTACATACTCAAAAAGAACATTTCCAGAACTTAGATACAGAACTTTACCAGACACTTATAAAAAAGTATTTGCAGAGAAAGCTCAAGATAAACCAAATGGTATTATAGCCAGTTTACCTGACAGTAATGAAACAGGGCTATCAGACCCTTGGCTAATCTATAGACCTCTAGATACTTTTGAGTTCCCAACAAATTATGGAAAGCTTAGAGATATTATAGATGTAGAAAGCCAAGCTATACTAACCAGATTTACAGATACATCAGTATTGTATAATAAAGTAGATAGTAAGATAGACGTAGGGGCAGAAATAACTGCAGCAACACTAGGTGGAAAAACATTCTTTCAAAGACTAAGTACATCTTTTGTAAACTCTAAGTTAGGATATGGGGGAACTCAAAACTTTGCTCAAGTATCTTGTGAAGCAGGTCATTTTTGGGCAGATGCAAAAAGAGGACAAGTATTAATGTTAGCACCAAATAGTGGAGCTATACAAGAAATATCTACATCTGCTGGAAGCAAAGCTAGTGGAATGAGAAACTGGTTTAAAGAACACTTACCATTTAAAATACTGAAAACTTTACCTAATGTAGATACAGACAATCCATATAATGGAGTAGGATTAACAATGGGTTGGGATAGTAGACACAGAAGAGTTCTTTTGACTAAAAAAGATTACTTACCAAAACCTTGTGTACAGTTTATAGAAGGAAGAGGATTTGTGTATAATAAATCACAATGTTGTGATGAGGAAACTACAACTAATTGCCCTTCAGGATTCTCATATAACCAAACTACAAGTCTTTGTGAGAAATATGTAGACGAGATATTAAAAACGGTAGCTCCATCTTGTAGCCCAGTATCTTGTTCAGATGGGTATGTGTATGATGAAGAATTAGAAAAGTGTGTATTTGGTTATACTACAGAAAAATTATGTCCTCCGTATCATGTATATAATGCAGAAGATTTTACTTGTACAAAAATAACAGACTACCCAGCAGATTGTTTGTGTGCGGCAGATGTTATAGCAACACCACAAACTTTATGTAATGGAGGAACTACATCTATAGCTCTTACAAGCACCATACCTGGAGTAACATATCAATGGATAGTAGCACAAACAGGAGTAACAGGAGCCAGCTCTGGATCAGGAAGCACTATAGCTCAAACACTAAACACAACAACAGGAGGGACAGCTTTGTATACAATAACACCTTATGAATCAGGTGGATGCGTAGGCCAGTCAAAACAAGTACTAGTTACAGTTAACGTAATACCAGATATAATAGCAACACCAAACACACCACAAACAATAGAAAGTGGAGAATCAACAAGCATAGTACTTAGCAGTGGAGTAGCCGGAACAACTTTTGCATGGACTGTTACAGCACCAAGCACGATGACAGGAGCAACAGCAGGTTCAGGGACAACAATAGTTAATACATTAACTGCATCGGTAGCAGGGGCAGCAGTATACCACATAGTAGCAACCGCACCGAATGGGTGTACAAATACTCTTGAGTACACAGTAAATGTAGGAGCAACAGTTACAGCTTGTCTTGCAACACTTACAGCAAAAGTATTTTACGATGGTTTGGAAGAATATAGGACATCTACCTCAAAAGCTACGGTAAGACTGACTGGAACATCAGGGACAGGCAATTTTATAGTAGAAGGTAACAGTTACTCAGTGGTTTACAATAGTTCAGGATTAACACAAACAGTTTCAGATTTTTATACAGCACATTCTGCTGCATTTACAACTTTAGGTCTAGTATTACAAAAATCTGAAGAATACTTATTTTTTACAAAATATAGTGCCACACCAATAGTTGTTACTTTTACGAACTTAACAGGTACATTATCATCAACTACTCCTAGTTTAAGTAACTATACTACTATATCTAGCAATATACTTAGCTCAGAAACTGTTGTAAATTTACTATATGATAGTGCCAGTTCTACTTCTGGTCATGGTTGCTCTAGAGCAAGATATGAATTTATGACAAATGGTTTATCAGTAGGTATAGTTAACCTAAACAATAGTCCAGGCAGCATTTTACCACAACAAGAAAATGGAACTGAAGTAATGACCAGTCCAACTATCGGCCAACCTGGTTATCCAGAGACTTATTCAGGATCGAGTAGACAGAGTATAGTAGAGTACGAACTAAATGAAATAGCATCTATAGTTGAAGGATTACCTTCTGGAGTAGACACATTGAAAATTAGACTGAGAGGTACCAATACAGTACCAGTAGCAGGCTTTCCAGAACCTTTATACTATGATCAACATAGCTCAGTATCAGGATTACAGTTTTTTGTAAATGGGATTTCTGTATACAAAGGGGTTATTGGAAATAAGATATTAGTAGTAGATCCATGTAATCCAAGTGCAACACCTGAGATATTAAGTGAAACAACAGGGGGTAAAAGTATTATAAATAGTATAACTTGGGGTGCAGGAACAGGTACCTTAGCAGTAGGAGTTCCTATAGCAACACCAGTAACCCAGACTGCTACAGTTAATGTAACAAGTTTAGGATCAGGTACAAATATAGGATCTTATGATTTTATAGCTTACGCAAATGGAGTAACATTTAGAGCTATAGGTAATTTTACAACACTTGGATCTAATACAGTTGTACTAACAGCATTAGGAACACCTACAATAGCAGGAACAACAAGTTTCCAACCGGATTTAGCTATACCAGTAAATTCAGAGATTAGTAAAATACCACCAAGCTTTTCAAGAATAGTAACATAAAAAAATAAGAAATGAATTGTACTTGCCAAAGCACAGATTGTACAAAATATACAGGGGATAACGGAGCAGTAATGTGCTCCTGCCCCACTGTTTTAACAGATGTAAGATGCCCTACAGGATGCACACTAGTAACACTACCAGACGGTAACGCAGAGTGCGATTGTACAGATATAAAACCTCTAATAATAGAGACAGTTTATGAAGATATTAGTGTTGCAGACATAACCCACTTTGAAGATGTATCATGGACTATCGCTTTTTCAACAGCAACAGGTACCTGGATGAGTTTTTATGGCTATTACCCTAACTACTACATCAATCACAATAATTACTTCCAAACAGGTAGAAATAATTCAGCTGATCCAGATGAGTTAGGACTATGGTCACACTTACTTACTAATAAGTCTTATCAGGTCTTCTACGGTAAAAAACAAGTATTCACAATAGAATACCCAATTAAGGAAGAGTACGGCACCAAGAAGCTAAAAGGAGTTAAATTGTGGACAGAAGCCAAGAGGTATGCAAACGAATATGATTTTGCAGTAACACCAACACTGACGTTTAATAAATCCATGATATATAATAATGTAGGATGCTCTGGAGACCTTAACTTAGTTGTACAAGACGGTAATCTAGCTAATGTAAATAAGTTCCCAAAAACAAATGCGAACAATACTCAAGATATAATGATAACAAATAAGGACAACTTCCAGTTTACTTATGACTACATATTTAATAGGGTAAAATATAATACGGCAAATACCCCAAGTATCTTACAAGACAAGAATCAAATAAGCAAATATACTAACCCTGCAATAATTAGGTTTACTGGAATAAATCCATTGAAAAAAATGGAAGGAGATTGGTTCTTAAATAGATTGTCTTATGATAAAGATAGTAGATTTAGCCTAACTCTCAAATTTACATTAAACGAATCACAAAGGGCATAAAATTTAACTAATTTTGTAGTCTTAATAATTTTTACTACTTTTGCCCCTAAACTACAAATTAGGGGCTTAATTTTTTATATAACTATGGCAAACGATAAAGGCAAATATGCATACAACTATCTAATAAATAAAGGAGTAACACCAGTTGCAGCAGCAGGTATTATAGGAAACCTTGTAGCAGAATCGGGTTTAGATACAAGTATAGTAGGCACCGCAGATGATAAAGGTTCTGTAGGGATAGCTCAATGGCATAGTGAAAGAAAAGACAATCTAATAAACTTCGCAAAAAATCAAGGAAAAAGCTACAATAATTTAAACGTACAACTTGATTATATACTCCACGAATTACAACAACCCGAGTATAAAGATACGTTTTCAAATTTACAATCCGCAAAAACACCAACAGAGGCCACAAACATATTCATGAATAAGTATGAAAGACCGGCAGAGTGGGCTAAAAAACAATCAATAGGAAAAAGGGTAGGTTCAGCAAATGAGATATTTACTGGCAAACCTTATGAGAATGTAGATTACATAGGTGAAGACTACAATAATATGGGAGCCGGTTATGAAGGGTTAAGTAGAGAACAACAAGCAGCTTTACTTGGAGAAGTTTCTCAATATAGAGGATTAAAAGATTCCACAAAAACAAAAGAAGATCAAGAGGCTGATACAGCAAAAGCATCAATAGCTAAAAAACAACAGGAGCAAGCTTTCATGGAAGAAATGAAACAACGCACCGAACAAGCACCACAAAGAGAACAACCACAACAAGCACCACAGTTTGACGGTTCTGCGTATAGATTAGATCAACAACAAATGCCGACTATCCAATACGCACAATTACCAGAAACTACTTTTCTAAATGGTGGATCTATATTGTCAGAACAAAGTCCTAACAATACAAGAAAAATAACTCCACGTTATCCAGATGGTGGACAAAAAGGAATACCAAGAGTATCCAGAGACAATATACCAAATCTAAGTAGTAAAAAGATAATACTAAACCAAAGACCTCAAAAAAGTGATTTCCAAGAAGATATAATGAAGTCTATGGGAGTAACAGAATTTCAAGAAACAGTACAAAATACTGCAAGAAAGAGTGGAGTTAAGGGGCCACATAATGGAGGGCTAGATGCGTTAAGACACTCGGCATCTGCTGCTAAAGTAGCTTCACAGTTTCCTATGGGGACAGGGATGATAGCAGCTAATGTAATGGGAGCTTTACATGAGATTGAACCAGGAAGTGTATGGAAAGAAACCAAATCTGATTTATATAACAATTTTATAGGCAGTGCTGTGGGAAGTATCCCATTTATTAATGATAAAACAAGACAAGAAATACTACTAGAAGCACAAAAAAGAGGAATACTTAGTGATTTAAGTCAGAAAAGAAAGTATGAGAATGGTGGAGAGATTGAAGGAAGAAGGTTTAATCCAAAAAAGAAACAAAGATCAAGATTAGGATACTTTGCAGAAGGAGGTATGACAGAGCCAGAAGCATACGAAAGCACTGAAGCAGCTCAAGAAATAGATCCTACTAAAAAATTACCTATAGATTATAGAGAAAGACCAGAAGGAGTAGTAAGAGAGAATATAGAAAACCCTAACCTTAAAAAAATACCAGGACTAAAAGAGGACAGTAGAGCTGTACCAACGATAGAACAGCTAATGCAGCTTAGACCAGATTTAAAGAAAGAGCAAGGTATATATTTTGGTACTGGAGAAGATACAACTTATGTATCACCTGGTGGGCAATTAGAAGAAGTAGTAGTCAAATCTTGGAAAAGACCTGATAACATAGAGAAATTTAAAAGAAGTAGTTTGCCACAAGAGTATAGTGAGCAGCCAAATGCAACAGTAAAGGATATAATACCAGGCAGAGCACAACTTAATATGCCAGTCACTAAAAATGAGGAAGATAGACTAAGAAAAGAAATACTTAGAAGTTCTGCAGTACAGTCAAAAATTTCGGCAGCAGATACAAAAAGTAGGGACCTAGAAATTGGAAAATTAAAAAAAGATATTGATGGTAGGTCAATGCTAGAAGATGCAATTGAAAATAAAGAAATTAGTCTAGACTTATCAAAATACAAAACAAAGGAGGACGTAAAAAATCTACAAAGAAGTCTAGTACAAAAAGGTTATAACTTAAATCCAGAAGGTAAATTTGAGAATAATGGTATTGATGGTAAATTAGGTAATGCCACTAAGAAAGCCATGACACAATATAATCAACACAACAGCGATTCTGGATATGCTAGTATAAAAGAAGGACTAGGAGAATTAGGAAACTGTACAGAAACACAATGTTCAGAGTACATGCAGAATGAGTTATATAGAAATGTACAACCAGATGTTGCTAGAGAAGAATGGACTAAAAAAACAGGCCTACATGGTAATGCTTGGGAAATAGGAAAGAACATAGTTGACTCTGGAGGAGCAAAGATCAAATCAAAAGAAGTTAAGGCAGGAGATGTTGTAACAATGTTTACAGGAGGATTGAGTGATTATCAAAAACAAGCAAACGCAGCAGGTACAGGAACAACACACACAGGATTAATAGATAAAGTAAATCCAGATGGAAGTTATTATGTATTACATAATGTACACGATAAAAATTACGTAACTGGAAACTATACTGGAGTAGAGTATAGAGATTTAGTAAAAGATGGTCAAATAGTTTCTGGAGGAATGAAGAGAGGATTTGCAGTAAGAGGTATTTTTAGACCTGACTACAAAGAGATAAACTTAGGGGAGAAGAAGGTAGTTAGAGACGATTTAAAAATAAAAATAAATCCAAACAAGGAAAAATTGCTAGATGGAGAAAACTATAAAAGTATAACATCTACAGCAAAAGAAAAATTGCAAAATAGTTTTATAAAACCTCTGAATGACCCAAAAAATAAAAAAGTCTTTTCTAAGAGTTTTAATCTTGGAGATGATGAATACCAATCATTAGCAAAAGCTACTCTAGGTATATTAGGACAAGAGACAGGATATGGAACTAGTGCATATTATACAACAGGAGTAAAACCAGCAATTGCAACAATAGCAAATGCACTAGGATTAAAAAGCGATGAAGTATCAAAGGGGGCAGGTAGACTAAAGTACGAGACTAACTTTGGAGAAGATGATTTAACAGAAATTGGAGTTACAAAAAGTAATTTTAATGATGAAGACAAAGCATCACTAACAACAATGCACAAACTAGCAACTGATTATAAAAGATTCTTGAAAAAAGGGTATAATAAAAAAGATGCAATTTACAGAGCTATAACAGTATACAATAGTTCACTAGGGCATGTATCAAATGGAAAGAAGATTAGTGATTGGGCTAAAGATTATGATGTTGATTACACAAATAAAGTATTAAATTATGGAAGTATTTTTGATGTAACAGACGACAAGAAATCATATAAAACAGCCACAGATGAATTACTTACACAGCCCAATGTATTTAAGTGGAGAAAAGATTTAGAAAAACAAAAAAAGATATAGTGATGCAAAAAAAATACACAAGAAAAACAAATCCTATAAATAACACAGGATATACTCCAGGATATTCTACAGAGAGTAATCCATTTAACATAATACCAAGTGAAAATATTACTATGAGAAACACACCTTACCCAGTACAAGGAACTCCACTAGATGAAAACGGAAGACCTATAGGAAACAGTATAATGATGCAACCAGGCCAAGATTACAAATTTGGTGGAGCATCATTTGTTTTTGAAACACCAAAATTTGCAAGTGGGGGAACAAAAGAAAGTTGGATTAGCGAGAAAATCGCAAAACTAATACGTGAAGGAAGACCACAACAACAAGCAGTAGCTATAGCTTACTCTATGTGGGAACAAAAACATGCAAATGGAGGTTATCAACTACCTATGTACCAGCTTGCAGGCACTGCAGAGTTAGATGCTTTTGGGCAACCTATAACTAATGGACAAGGAACGACTGCAGGAGCCACTAATATAATGGGGCAACCTCAAGCACCAACTGGGGATGCAACCACATTAGCCGGAGCTACCAATAATACAAGACCACAACTAACAGCATTAGGAGAGGGCCTACAACCTGCTGGGCTAGTCACAACTCCAGTAACTAAACCTATGGCATCTATGACCTTAGAAGAAGATACAGAGGCGAATACAGAAAAACAAAAAAACCTTAGAAAAGATGTTGAAGAAGGAACTGGACTGTACCAATTCAATAATCCCTATGGTGGATATAGTATGCAAGATAGCCTATTCAATGCAGGAAAATCACTCAAAGAGGGAAACACATTAGGCTTAGTGGCAAATAGTGCAAATGTACTATTTGAAGGAGCAAAAGGATTTCTTGGAGGAATGGGATCAGCAAACGTACAACAACAACAAAAACAAGATTATTATCAAAAACAAAGAGAAGGAATGACCGGACAAAACAAACCAACAGGATTAAAAAGAGGAGGCAGATTTAGCACCTTTAAATTAGGAGGATACCAACTACCAATGTATCAAGAAGCCGGATTATACCCAGGAGAAGAAGGTTCTTATGGAGAGAATGAGTCTATGGATAAATATGTAAACTCAGAGCAACAAAAAAGAGCTATCTCACTAAGAGCAGAACCAGGATCAGCTACGGCAGAAGAAACACCAAAAGACTATGTAGAGCCAGCTAAAGAACAGACTCCTGCTTTTGACTCTAGTTCAGCAAGAGATATGTGGGTTCACAAAACAGGCATGCCTTGGAGTAAAGCTAAAGAGTTAGGATATACTACAGGTTCAGCTCAAGACAATATAAAGCTGCTATCAGAACTTAAAGACGAAAGATTCAAAAAAGAGAATCTTAGAACAGAGGCACCTAAAAGAAAGACAGCCAATAGAAAAAAAATAGAATTGCAACCTAAGGCTTCAGTTCCAGTAGAAAGAAATGCTTACGGAATAGATCCAAATTCACCAGCAGCAATTGCGTTTCGTGCAGAAATAGATAAAAATAATCTTGGAAAAAAAGCTGAAATAAATCAAAAAAAGAAAGTAGGCAAAAGAGAAAAAACAGATAAAGAAATTGCAGCTGAAAGACAAGCAAGGATAAACGAAAGTATAAAATACCAAGATATTCCATACACAATGGATAATTGGAGAAAAGTTTTAGCTAAAGAAACTCAAGCTACAGGAGATAAATTTAGAGTATCAAATGAACCTAACTTTTTTGATGACTATGTAAATCCAGCAGTATATATAGGAAATATGGCATCTGAATTAGGCCAAGCACCATATAGAGCACAACAAGAAGATTCATATATGCCTTATATAAGTAGTGTGGGAACACCTTTAGTAGCAGGTGCTACAGTGGGTTCACTTAAATATTTAAAAGCCCCAAAGGTAGCTTTAAATAAGTATTATGATCCTGCACAGATTACTTCAGGAACAAGACAATTAGCTTCTGGAGTAAAAGAGTTAGGATTTGAATTAGGTGGTTACTATCAAAAAGGTGGTACTTCAGGCATGTCACAAGCAGAACTAAATAGTATAGCAAAAAAATATAATAAAACACCAGAAGAGTTTTTAGAAATAATAAATGGAGGAGGAGTTATACCAGAGGGAGGCACTATGATAAGAGTAGGAGGTGGTAACACAGGTATACCAAAAAATTACCTAGAAGCTTATAGGGAAGAGCAAAGTAGTATACCTAATACGATTAGAAGAATGCCGGAAATGATGAAAAAAACCGCTAATAAAGGCTTAAATTATCTAGGTATAGACTATGAATTTAATAACGGAGGCTACTACCAAGAAGGAGGAATGCAATCTCCGCAAGAAGACCAAATGGGAGGACAAATGCCTAATCCACAAGAAGAGCAAGGAGAGGTTCCTCAACAAGAACAGATGCAACAAATAATGCAACAAATCTCCCAAGCATTACAACAAGGTGCCGACCCTCAACAAATCTTGCAACAACTTGTACAAATGGGCATCCCACAAGATCAAGCACAGCAAATGATTCAAATGGCTATGCAAGAATTACAAGGGGGCCAACAACAAGCACCACAAGGCACACCACAATTAAGAAGAGGTGGATATTACCAAGAAGGTGGAGAAGCAATGGACGAACAAATGGAGGGGGAAGATGAAGGAGCAGAAGGAGAAAGCCCAAGCATGGAACAAATTGAAGATCAAGTTGAACAAGCTTTGAAACAAGGAGCAGATCCACAACAGATCTTAGAGCAATTGGTTCAAATGGGAATGCCTCAAGAACAAGCAATCCAAATTATACAAGAGATAATGCAAGAAATACAAGGAGGAGAAACTGAAATGGAAGCACCAGAGCAAGGAACTCCACAAATGAGAGCCGGAGGTAAATACTTAGAAGTACTAAAAGGAAAAACTATAAAAAGCTATACCTTAAATAAAAAAACAGGAAACTACGAAGTACAGTACTCATAATTTACAATAAAAACGCAATATGAAAACTATAGCAATACCAAAAGAAATTTTTGAAAACATATTCTTCGCAGAAGGTGGAGAGAAGAAAAATTTAAACAAGGCATTAACAGGCGAATACCAATTCGCCTTAGATGCTAAGGAACCAATAGCTGAACCTAATGCTGAGATTGAAGGAGGAGAATATGTCCAAGATTCGCAAGGTATTAGAAAAGCAAAAGGAAAATCTCATGAAACCGGAGGTATGCCAGTAAAACTTGAAGACGGTACTAGAATAGTTAGTAACCATTTACAAATTGGTATCCCACTAGCAAAGTATTTAAAAGAGACAGCTGACATAGGGGTAAAAGCTACAGATACGTATTCAAAAGTATTAGATAAGTACACTAAAAAAATTGGACTTCAAGAAATAAATGATAACCTAGAAAAAAACATAGGTTTGATGGAGCAAGAAAAGAAGACCAATAAACATAAAGACACAGAGAAATTAAACGAACAGTATATCTCTAAACAAATAAACCAACTTACTAAAGCAAAAGAACCTTTAGAAAAAGATAGAGAGGGGTTATTTAATATGTTGTTTGAGGCACAAGAAGCTACAAAAACACCAGAGCCAGGGCAAAACTATAAAATGGAGTCTGGAGGAATGGTAGAAGAGCTTGCGTATAAGCATGGTATAAGCCCAGAAAGAGCCCATGAGTTATTGAATTTACCACAGTACCAAAATGGAGATCAATACATACAAGGAGATAACAATCTTGATGGAGCAGTAGATACTAAAGATAATTTGTATAATGACTACAATCAGTTGTATAAAAAAAATAGAGACCTTTTAGTAAGATCTACAGGCAGAGAAGATTTTACTAAGACACCTATGACAGTAAATACCTTACCTTATACACCAAGAGATGTTAGCTCTAATCCTATTTGGCAAGGGGATAATTATAGTAGACAGTGGATACCTCTAGTTAAAACTAGTATGTTAGACAAAGAAAAGGCTAAAAAGATTGACGAATGGTTAACTACCAATAAAGGAAAATTTTCTCCAAATATCCAAAAACAATTAGAAGGTCTTACTGGAGATGCAAGATACGCAGAAATACAAAAGCTAGCTACAGATGCCAAACCAGGGCCTTTCCACAACGCATTATTACAGGCTATGGTAGAAACCACGGAGCCAGCAAAAGAAGCAGAACCAGCTAAAGAGGCACAACCAGCAGAACCTATAAGCCTAGGTAAACGTACACAATGGGGGACATTAAGTTTGCCACAAAGAATACCAAATTTTCCAACATTACAAGCACCTCTTAAATTTGAGACTAGATATAATAGAAGAAAGGCTAAGCACACATCATCAACAGAAGCACTAAAAGAAGCTGATGTAATGAATCAAGCGGTTATGAATCAAATGTCCAGCAATTTATCAGGTTCAGATCTAGCATTAGCAGGAGTAGGTCTTGCAGGAAATGCCGCTGCTAATAGAAATAAAATTATATCCGAAACAAATAGGTATAACGCAGCAGCAGATGAAAGAGCAGAAGACTATAATAACCAAATTGGAGATAGAGAACAGGATGCTGAAAACAATAATGCAGGCAAGTATCAAGAACTTTATATGAGGGGTATTGCAAATTATGAAAATGATTTGAACAATATGTTTAATAGAGACTTTGAAGACCAAGTGAATAACTGGAAGACAGTTAGCACAACTAACTGGGGAAATGCTATGAACCCACAAGTACAAAACACAGGCTACGGATACACACCAAACTACAATACAGACTTTTCACAAAACCAGGCAGCAAAAAATGCAGCCGAATCTGGACTAACCCCAGAACAAATAGCAAATAAACGAAAAGGCCTTCCTGTAGGAAATGTAGCTAACAACGCAGAACCAGACAATGTTCAAGCTAGTAGCACTAAGACTAAGAAAAAATTTGGTGGCAGATTTAAAAAGAAATAATTTAATTAATTTGCAGAAAACAAATAAAGATTGTATATTTGCATAAAATTTTAAGAAAATAAAATGGCAAACGCATATTCAGCCCCGTTAAATTACGGTCACGCAATAGATACTAACGAACAAGCGAAATATATAGCATCTGTACAAGGTGCTATGCAACAGAAGTTTGATGTTAACTTAGCTAAGATTGATGATCTTATAGCAAAAGTATCTAGCGTACCTTTAGCTAGAGATAAAGATAAAAGATACCTTGGAGATAAACTACAAGGCTTATTAAGCATGGTAGATGCAAATTCAAAAGTAGATTTAACAGATAATGTAGTAGCTAGACAAATAACAAACTATATTGGAGGAGCTATTGATGATGAGGTAAAAACACAAATTTCAAACTCGCAAAAGATATATAGCTACAATGCCGAGCTAGACGAGATAAAATCAAAAAAGCCTGGAGAGTATAACTCAGCAAATGATGCATACGCTATGTATAAATCAGGCCTTAGTGATTATATGGCAGGCAAAAGAGATGATTTAGGTAGATTAGAATACACCCCTTATACAGATATTAATAAAGAGGTTTTAGAGGAATTAACAAAACTGAAAGCTCTGAAGGGAGACCAAGTTATTCAAACAAAAGACGGTGCAGGGAATCTTGTAACAAGAACATTAAACGGGCTTAAACCAGAAGAAATATATCAGTACATGCCAGAGCTGCTATCTTCAAAAGTAATAAACCAACTTAAAATTAACGGTTGGGCTAAGGTGCAAAATAATATGCCAGCAGCCAAGGTTAATTTTGAACAAAGAAAAAAAGAAGAAATTGAAACTATTGATATAGACATAAAACAACTAACAGCAGATTCAAGTAACACTTTGAAAAGCGAAGCAGAAAGAGCAGATGCAAAAGGTAGATTAGAGAGGAAAACAAAAGAAAAACAAGACTCAGAAGACACTTATAAAAATATTAATCTAGATGATCCAGAACAATTAGGGGGATTCTTGGAATTAAATGCTTATAAATACAGTATTGCTAAGATAGCAAGTGGTAGAGAAAATGTAGAGTATAAAAAAGACGAACAATACTATGCACAAAGAGAATTAGAATTAGCGGAGAGAAAAGAAGCAAGAGAAGAAAGAGAGTCACTAGCAAAAGCAGCAGGAGGGTTAGGAGCAGATGGTAAACCAATAGCTGGATCAACAGGAGGATATGTAGGACAAGATATGGCCGCTACAGATTTACCAGAAACTGTAGATTATTATTCACAATCAAAAGCTGATCATAATGCAGAGTATAACAAAATCATGCAAAATGCAGCAAGTGCCTATAATAGTAGTACTACAACCCAAGTACAAAGAGATGGATTTAATTCAAGATTAAACCAAAAAGGCTATGAATGGAAAAATGGAAAACCTAGGGTAATACCAGGTAAAGAAAAACTGGCTAGAAATTATTCAAGTGGTACAGCAGTTGTAGAAGCTTTTGTAGGTTCAGAGTTAGCAATATCTCATGGTGCAGAAGCAAAAGAGATAACAAAAGCAGATGAAAAAAGAATAAGTTTGATGACAAGTGTTGTACAAGCTGAAAAAAAGGGGTACACAGAAGAATTTAATAAAGATTCAGATGAGTATATAAGACAGTTAAAAGTTGCAGAAGGTGCACTTAATAACCCAAATATCACAGATATGGTATACGGAGCTGTTTCAGATGGTATAAATACACTGGGTAAAATGGCAAAGTTTGGAGGAGCAGGGTTTGCATTAGGAGCAACAGCAGGGGCCATAGGGGGTCCATTAGCAGGGTTTACCGGCACAATAGGTGGAATAGCAGGAGCAGCGTATGGAATAGGGGCAGGAGCTGTAGAAAACTACGGTAAACATGCAGACACTATTAAAGCAAAAGGTGCCGAGATAACAAAGTTTGTAAATGATAATGGTGGATGGGCAAACTTAAAAAATAATATTAAGGGAGATGTAAGTAAGATAAAAAAACTTGCAGATCTTACAAAAGATGCAAACGATGTTAGTGCTGCTCTGTATGAAGGTAATATTTTCAATTGGGGAGAAAAGTCTTTAAATACAGTAGCAACACAATCTGCTGGTAAATATGTAAAAGACCAAAGAGGTACGCCAGGAGGAGCTTACTTCACTACAGGTAAAGAATACAATATTACTAGTGAAGCTGAAAGAAAAGTGCTTACAGGATTGTTCTCACAAAAGAATGGAGAACTTTCTGCAGCATTTAAACCAGAAGAGGGCTCATATACCGCTTATATGAAAGGGGAAAATATAATAGTTACACAAAAAAAAGGATTAAGATCAGTGGCTGGAGTAGAAACACAGTCAGCACCTGCTATAATCACTCTAGAAAAAGGAGACTCTGCATATAAGAGAATATCTATGTTCATTGATACTGTAAGGGGCCAAGAGGCTTTGAGTACTAGAGTAGCTGGAGCAAATAAAGTTATTTTGCCATATAAAACACCAGCCTTTTTAGACCAAACTAACAAAAATATATTAGGTAAGGCAGATGAGAATATGAAGCAATTACCAAAAGCAGTGATTGATGAATTTACAGTTTCACCAGACCTCTTATTAACAAAAAAAGGAGTAAAAGAAATATTTACAATTGCCTTAGCAAATAAAATGCCACAACCAAAGATAGACCAACTTGTATCAAATATTTCTAGCAATATGCAAAATATGGAATTAAAAGTAGTACCTATGGATGGAGTATGGGGTGCAATAATAACCAATAAAGCCAATGGATTCCAAATAAAACAAGGTAAGTTTAATAATAATGACGAAGTTTTAGATACAGAAATTTTAAATATGGTTAAAAATTATCCACAAGTAGTAATAACAAATTCAATACTGGAGTATGTACTAGAAAACCCAGGAGAAGAAGGCTTACTGTTTCAAGAAAAAAAATAAAAAATGGAAGATATTGATAGAGAGATAGGCAGATTCCAAGCAAGTGGATTTTCTGCAACCCCCGATACTACAGGTACCCAAGCAGTAGCTGATAGTATTAGAGCAAGTTATGTAACACCAACAACACCCGATTTAAAAAGTATACATAGAAGTGATTATAAGCCAGATAGTGGATTATTTTTTAAAAATGAATTAAAAAGTTCTGAAAAACAATCCTTCACTCAAAAAAACTATGACGTAGAAGATGCCTATGCAACTCTGCGTGATGGCTCAAATATAAGAAGGTATGATGAATATAAGGTTGGCAGAGATAATGCAGAATATGCAGCTCAAAACCAATCAACAGGAGAAAAGTGGGCACACGGAGCCGAGAAATTTGCAGGAAAGGTTGCACTAGGTATTATAGGTAATACTGTAGGTGTTGTTTTAGAGCATCTTATGATAACCAATTTAATAACTACCTTGATGACCTAAACGAAAAATTAGACTATAAATTACCAAACTACTACTCAAAAGCAGAGAAAAGTGGAGATTGGTATAAACAAGCAATTGGATTAGAAGAAGGGGGAGCTAACTTTTGGGCTGACAAAGTTCTAGGAGGAGCAGCTTTTACTGTATCAGCAATTGCCTCAGAAGCAATATGGGGTTATGCTACAGGTGGTGCAGGTACCGCAACTGTAAGTGCAAGATTAGGAATGCAAGCAGAAAGACTTTTTGGTGCAGAGGCCGGAATAGCAAAAACATTCAAAGCAATGTCAAAAGCTAAATCTGCGGTGTCTGAACCAGCTTTACTTACTTACTCAAACAAAATGCTACCTGTAGGATTAGCAACAAAACTAGGAAAAGCAGGAGAGTTTTTGAATACAGCTAGGTATATGTACACTTCAGCAGGATTTGAATCTGGTATGGAGGCACGTACTTATATACGAGAGATGAAGGATGGTTTTGCATCTGACTTCGAGAGTAAAAATAATAGACCTCCAACAGAAGAAGAAACTAAAGCTTTCGATGAAAACTTAACAGATTCTGCAAACGCACTATATGGATTTAATTTAGCTGTCGTAGGCTCAAGTAACTTGATGACGATAGGTAGATTAGCAGATATAAAAAGCCCTTTAACAGGAGGCTCAAAATGGGCTAATTCTAAACTATTTGGTATTGGACTAGAAGAGATTGAAGGAAAGATGGTAGCTAAAACAGCTACTAAACTACAAACAGCAGCTAAGTACGCTTGGGGTATTGGAGAAAGCCCTTTAATGGAAGGTGTTTTTGAAGAGGGTATGCAATCAGTAGGGCAGAATACTGCTAAAAGTTGGATACAATCTAAATACGACCCAAAGTATGCAAAAAATACATTAGATATATCCACAGCTTTCACTCAAGGCCTTTCAGAAACCTACGGGACTAAAAAAGGATGGGAAGAAATTGGTATTGGTATGATCATTGGTTTGATAAGTGGCTCAGGAACTAACCTATACAAATACAAAAGTCTAAAAGGAGAAGTAGCCGGAGCAGAACAAAAAAACAAAAACTTAGAGAACTTTTATAATAGCTACTATTCACCAAATAAGGTAGCAGAAACTTTGGCATATTCAGGCAGAGTACAAGCATCAAATGAAGCAGCAAATGCAGCAGAGAAAAAAGGAGATTTCGTAGGAGGGGAACTAAGCAGACAGTCTGCCATTATAGCACAACTTTCTCAGGCACATAATCTAGATTACTTAGATGAAACAGTAAAACAAACAGAAGTTGCTATTAATAATATTGGAAACGATGTATTAATGAAAGACTATGGTGTTGATGAGCAAGGTGCCAAAGATATAAAAGAGAAGTTAATAGAAGAGCATAAAAGTACAGCAAAAATATACGAGAAGTATAGAAACTTTTCTGAGTATTATATTGGCAAAAACTTATCTAAAGAAGAGCAAGAAAAAGCTGGAACTTTAGGTGTTAGGGATATAAAAGATGCTATTGCATACGAGTTAACTTTAGGAGAGAAAGTACACGGATTCTCACAAGATTTACTAACAGCAATAAAAGAGGAAACTGGAAGAACAGTACTGGGTACTGAGATGTCTGGGGCATTGGCTATTGAGGATATTTTACTAAAGGCTGGAAAAGAAACCAGAAAAGAGGCAAAAGGTAAAGAAAAGCAAATTGTAAGCCTAGATAGACAAAGAGAAGCATTAGAAAGAGAGTATAAAGAAGTAGAAAAAACTATGTTCAATACTGTTGAGCCGGAAGAAAGAAAAAAATTCCTAAACAAAACAGACAGTATTAGAAATCAAATAAAAGAGATTGAAGGTCAAATAGAAAGCTTGACTAAAGACTACAGTTTGTTAATAAAAACAGCAAACATGAAAAATCCATTTGGTAAAAATGTAGATGAAATCATGATTAGCAGCCAGTCTGTTAAAAATAGAATAAACACATTAAACCAAATAAAAGAACTAGCTGGGCAGTTAGGCCAAGTTGATCCACAAAAAGGATTAAAATTACAAAAACTATTAAATGAGTATGGTAAGTCAATCACTGCATTCACAAGATATGCTGATTTATCTAGACAACTTTCAGATCCAAAATTAGGACTTAGAGGAAAAAGAAATATCATAACAGAGATACGTTCAGACAAAACTCCAACTGATATTACCGTAGAGTTTTTGGAAGGCTTACAAAAAAGTATGGAATCAAGTACATTGATAGACCAAGCGGCCAATGTAGTTGAAGGACAAGAATTTGTACAAGATATTATAAACAAAAAAGAAAGTCTAGTTGAACCAGAAAATGGGGATACAATATCAGCACCTACAGAGGAAGAAATACAAGCCGAAAAAGACAAAAGGATAAAAGAAGTTACAGAAGAGTATGATGCTAAGATAGATGAGCTTTACAATACTACAACAGAACCAATAGCTGAAACAGCTTCGGCAAATTGGGGAAAAGACCTAGACAAGGTAAAAGAAGAATTAAATAAACTAGGAACTAAAGAAGAGAAACTACAATGGCTATCTGACAACGGTTATTTAGAACCATTTGTACAGGACGGAAAAACTAGCAACTATTTAAAAACAGCAACAGGTAGAGTAGTAGTAAAGATTAAAATAGGAGACATTTTAGTACCTTTTTATATCTCTACAGGACAAGGCCTTAAAGCAGATGTTGAGAGTAATAAGTGGTACGTATTTTTTGGACAAGGTGAAAATGGATGGTTTAATAAAACATCAGGTAAAGACATCAATACACAATATGATGTAAAAGTCTTCCAAGATATTGCCGAAGTGTTGAACGAAGTGGGAAACAAGAAAGAGGAGTATAAAACACATGAGGACGATAGAGGATTCATGGACTTAAAATGGACAGGGTTAGCTGAGGGAGAGTTGAATACAACCATAGACTTTATTACTCCTATCCAACCATCAGCTTCTCCGGACGGACCAAAAGCTTCTCCAGAACAAATAGACCAATTAAATAAAAATATACAAGAGGTAAAGGATAGAGTTGCTGCGGAATTAGCAAAAGAACCAACCCCAACAGTAGATAAATCTAGAAGCCCTAAAAATATTGACATTGAAAGAAGAAATCTTGAAAGAGATAAAGAGGATGCAATAGATGAAATAAAAAGAGAAGGTACGGAAAAAGTAAAGCAATTAACTATTCGTGAGTATATTCGAGACTTAATCAAAAATAGCCCTTACTTATTTGAGTACTATGGTGAGGATACCCCAGTTATGATGACTGAAGATGAAATGAACGAATTTCAAGATTTAGCTAGAAGAGCTATTGAGGATCCAAAGATTGATAATAAAACTATATCTTTCAAAAGTCCTTATACTTGGAATAGACTTACACCAACAACAAGACCGTCATTACTAAAAGCCGAAATAAAGCGATTACAGGAACTAAATGAAAAATTAGCTAATTGGAGATTGCTAGAAGCTTATGGTAGCTCTGAGGGGGTTTCTATCACAGATATGATACTACAAGATATTCTTACAAAAAGAGTAGTGGAACCAGTTGATACAACACAGACATCAGAACAAGATTTCCACAAAGTAAATCAAGAGAGAGATCCTAAGGTTGATGAAGATGGAAAAGAAGTTAGAAGAAGTGAGATTTTACAAAATGTAGAAAAAGTAGTAGCTAGAAAAGCCAAAAATGGTTTTTATATCTCCCACTTAACTTTCCCAGGATTAGTAGACAGACTTTTAACTTTGACAAATGATATTATCTATACAGAAGTTGATGAAAAAGGTAAAGTAATACCCGGATCAGATAAAAAAATCTTAGCGGAGGATATTATAAACAATAGCAAACTAAACGCAAGATTCTTATTAACTTTTGAGGACGGTGCTACAGCCACAGTAAGAATAACTAGAGGTGGTCAAATTGTATTAAAAAACGCAGAGGCAGAAAAAGTATTAAATGATGCAAGACTAAAATTTATACAAGGAGGGGAACTAAACACAAGTAATTATGGAGACATTTATGACCTAGAGGTACAAAGTGCAGAAGGACATAAATTAGACAGTGACTTTAGAGATGTTTTAAATTATTCTCCAGAAGAGATATACAATGCAAAACCAGGAAGTATAATAAAATTTGAAGTAGATATTGAAGACAGTTATAATCAAGAAATAATACAAGCTTTTAGAGAAGTAGAAGCAGAGTTTGCAAAGGATTCAAAAGAGTACACTGATGCAGCTAATTACTTGAGAGATCAGATTAAAATTGATACCTTAGACAAAGCCGGAAATAGAGTAGGGATGCTAAAAGCAAACTACGATATAAAAGGAGATAATGCATCATTTTTATTAATAAGACAACAAGCTTTTGACAAAGCAATAGATCCAAATGGTAAGACAAAAATCATATTAGATATAGAGTCTTCTGTAAAATTTATTTTCCTAGGATCAGCAAATTATACTCTAGAGGAAGGTAAAGTAAAGTTATTTGAACCTGTTACTGAAAAGATAGTTGACTACGGCTACTATGACAAAGGAGAATTAATACTAAAAGGAGGCAAAACAGAAACTAAGATTAAAACACATTTCTTAGCCAAGTTAAAAAATAGAAGCAATCTTCCAGTAATAGTATTCAAACAAGGAGAATACTTAGTAGCGTTTCCAGTTGCATTAAAAACAAGATCTGATATAAAGTTAGGTGATGAGTTTATAAAAAATGTAAAACCAGGAGATAACATGGGTAAAGTAGCTATAGAGTTAAATAACTTATTAGAGCAACACCACCTATCTCCTAGTAAATACGGATTACACTATGCTGGAGTAGAAAGTGAAACTTTATTTGACGAGCAAGGTAACAATTCAGAGGATCTAACCAAAGCTTTAAACGACTTAAACAGCATACCACAAGTAGCAGATGTAAGGGATTGGATGGAGCCAGGATTTAAAAAGGAGGATTTAGCAGGAGACATCCTAGTACCATTCGACTTAAACAATAATCCTTTATCTTCTCCAAAAATTGTATTAGACCTTGACTCTAATAGAGTTGTAATCTATGAAGATACAGAAAATGGACCTTCAGAAGCGGACATAAAAAATGCTGCAGAAAAAATTATTACAGAAATAGTTGATGAAAATTTGCAAAATAACGAAGAAAGTGATACCTTTGCAAAAACAAAAGAACAATTGGAGCGAGAAGCCGCTAAAAAAGCAGCTGCAAAAGCAAGTAAAACAGAAAAACAAATGACAGAGGTAGAGAATGAAAGTCAAGAAACTAAAGATACATCAGAGGATGTAGTAGGTAAGCACAATGCAGAAGCAGATGCAGATATTGCTGCTTCTAGTAAAAAAACAAGAGAAGATCTAAATAATAACAAACCAACTTTTTGCTAATGAGTTTTTGTACAGTAAAACCAGAACACTTAACCTGGACAGTTGAAATGACAGGGGCTTTGATGAGAGAAAATCTATCTCCAGAAGATATTGTAAAAGATATAGCTAATATGTTGCCTTCAAACAATATGTTCATGAAGGCAACTTTAGTATCTAAAATACCGCAATATATAAAACTAATCATGGCAAGAAATGATGAGTTAAGCAGATTTTATGGTCCAAAATTTATGGATATTCAGGACTTAAAAGAAAGTTTTGAATCGGAGAAAGGATATGCAAACGTTTTAGAATTTGTAAACGGAATCTCTTTATCTGACAAAGTAGATGCTGTTATTAATGCTATAGAGGAGGAAAAAATAGAAGA